TGTTAGCCTGAGTAGCAAGCTCTTCTCCCATAGTGATTCCCATGTCCCATGTACTGTGAAGTACAGAGACCGCAGTGTTCTTCATACGCTCATGAAGCCAATGAATCTTCTCCAAAGTCTTGTCCTCTGAAGCAGGGTCACAGTTCACAATTACATGGTCGCACAACTTAGCCAGGCTATAGATACATTGACGCCAGGGATACTTAAGCTTGTCCCCGTTGCGAACCAATGTGACGCCTGTTAGCACTCCTTGCCTCCCTCTATAGTGACACCAGCTTCCTTAGCGAGCCTGGCATATAGTGCCTGGCGAGTAGCAAGCTTCTCGAATGACTTGAAGACATCATGATAATGATGGATGATAGCGCCTTCCTGTACTCGAGTAACCTCTCCTCCATGAAAATACTCACCAAACAAAGTCTAGGCGATTCTGAAAGAACCTAACCTGTAGATCTGGGTATGCGTCTACCTCAGTCTGCTTCTTTCTCTCGATATCTAGCCACCTCATGCGAGGGAAAGAGTAGGCTTCCTTGTTCTCTCGCATAAGAGCAACCATTCTCTGTTGGGTAGACTCGAGACCCTCATCAGCATCAATCATCAGGACCCAGGGAGACCTTGCTAGATGAGCTGTCAGCGTCCTCATGGAGGCGAAGTCTGTGAGCCCGGCTCGGTAGACTCTGGCCCCAAGACTCTTTGCTAAGGCTACTGTGTCATCTGTAGACCCAGCATCAACAACAACCCATTCTTGGAGAAGGGGACCCAGGGAATGCATAACCGAGTTGTACATATGCTCCAGACAGTTCTCTTCGTCCTTAACGAACGTACATAGACTGATCATTATTTCTTCGCCACTACAGTAATGTTATGAGAGTCGTCCTCGGTAACTACCTGGACAATCTCTCGGCAGCCACAGCCCAGCACAAGGCCTTCTAGCAAACCTGCAGTGAACCCAGCCATATGATAGTTGAGACCATAGTCCTGTCCTCCATAGAGGAGCCTTGATGCCTCGAAGGCTGGAAGCTCTTTGTCCAACAGAGCCTTAGCTATCTTTGCCATGTCAGGGACACGTACAATGAACTCTCCCTCCGGCTTCAATAGCCGGATCCACTCACTGAGAACCTTCTTGGTATGATGATAAGAGAAGTGCTCGAGTACATCATAAGCTAAGATCTGCTCAGCTACATTGCTAGGAAAGAACGGCATGTTACGAACATCTGCTCGCAGAGTTAATCCATCCCATGGAACAAGATCAATGTTGACATAACCCTCTCTAATGTCTTCTCCACATCCTAGATTGAGCTTAGGGTTCTCCTTGTAGAAGTCCATCAAGCCCTCGAAGCTATCCTGTGGAATAGGTTGCTCGGTAAAATCAAACAATACTTCTGGTTCTTCTTCAGACATGTTACACCTTTATTCCTTCCAATCTGGCTTTCATTGCTTCGCCGATCTTCTTCCAAGAGAAATTCTGTTCGACAAAAGCTTTTCCTAATGACCCAGCAGCCCATGCTGCGCCCTGGTTCTCGAATACAAACCTCATCTGTTTACGTGCGTCTAATAGACTTGGCTCAGCCCAGGTCATTTCTCCCGTATACATTGGCCAAGGCATTCCCCAGACAGGGGCCTTGGTATACTTGACTGGGTAAGCCTGTCCTACTTGAATGAATTCATCGCTCCCGCTATACCCAGTAGCTATAACTGGATTTGCCTCTGCCATTGCCTCTACCATAGGAATACCAAATCCCTCACATTTATGCAAAGAGACATAACAGTCTCCCTGGATATGCAGGCAGCGGATCTGTCCTCTTGAGAGAAGGCTAGAGATGAGCAGAATCTTTGGGAAGCTAGGAAGATGTAGACTATCTTTGATCTGTTTTACCTGTCTTCGGATGACAGCTATATCTTCTTCCATACCTGGATTCAAGCAATAGCTTTTCATGACCAGGCGGACCTTCTCCTCTGCTTTGAACTCTGTCAAGAATGCTCTCAGAAGAGCAGCAGGATTCTTCCTCTCTAGCCACTGGAAGATAGAATAGAAGGTAAACTCTCCTTCTTCAGCAGGTTCAAGCACGGGATTTTTTGATACCTCTTCCTCTTGGTTGAAGTTGAAAGTATGAGGGAAACAGTGGATAGGAATTGTGATACCAGAATCCTTGAACACCTTCACATTGTACTGACTAGGGACCCAGACTTCATCCAGGGTGTTGATCTTAGTAACCCAGTCCCGTGGGAGCTGATCCGTTTCCCACGCAGCATAGCCAATATTGTATCTGCCAGGCTTTACCAACTGTGAGTAGTTAGGAGGGGTAGCATGGAGAATGAAGATCTTGTCACCAATGCGAGCCTTCTGGAGCTTAGTGATGAGTTTTCCCATCTCTCCAAGAGCTGGTCTCTTTTGTTCAAAACTAATGGGAGCCACGTTCAGGTCTACTCCTGCTAGGTACAGTGCTGCGATGTTGTTCCTTGCCGCTTCTGCATAGCCAGACCCATCTAGACAGGCTCCTACGTATGTTACTTGTACCATTACTGTCCTCCCCTTAGCTGCATTGAAGGTAACCTAGGAGTCTCTCTCTTCATTGTGACTCGAGCAAAGAGATCGACCCATGCCTTTGTGACAGCTCTCCAGTCGTGCTGGATAGCCCAGCTACGTGCTAGGCGGGCTTTTTCGTTACCGTACTTGGGTCCAGCCATAAAAGCTTTCGTCATCTGCTCAACGATCTCTGGAAGTAGTCCCTTTGGTCTGTACCCAGAGTTGTCTATCCAAATCTGATCTTTGCACTCATACATGTACCCTCTCTCACTGTCTTCCCCAAGCTGCTGAGGCATAGAGGTGTTTCTGGGAGCTACTACTGGGACACCTGCGGCCATAGCCTCTGTTACGGTTAGCCCCCACCCTTCTCCTAGGTGAGTGGTGAGGAAAACATCTGCCATGTTATACAGCATGTTCAGCTTCTTAGAAGAGATAGGTTGCGCGGGGTTATACCCTACTGGGTAGATGATGTCTTCGCTCTTAGAGAGGCCAAGGGACCCTATTGCCTTCAGCATATCTCCACCCTGGTCTGTGACTGCAGAGTGGAGATACATCTTGGCAGTTGGAAAGCGTTCTTTGAACTTCTTGAAAGCTAGGAAAGAGTAGGGAAGCTGCTTCCTAGTAGAGTTACGATTCACATTAATGATGACCGGAGTCCCCTCTTCAACTCCAAGAAAAGTCTTTCTAACTTCATCGTTCTTCTCTTTAGATCTGGGAGTATAGATCGCACTATCTACCCCATGAGGAATCTCTAGGAGAACCTTCTCGAGATCTGGGAAGGTATGGAGCGTTCGCTCCTTCCCATGCTTGGTATAGCAGACCGGGATATCAACGGCTCTCAAAAAGCGGGAAGCCTCGGTGGGAACATTACAGTCGACCGGGTAGTAGTAGATAAAGGTTGGGGGCTTGTGCCCCTTCTTCTTACACTCGTTCTTGAACTTCACCAACTCGTCTGCGACAGCGTCAGTCACATAGAGATCATTACAGACCCAGACAATATCATATGGCTGTTCGTACAGAGTCTTGATGAACATCTTCATCCCGTGTGGATCACGGGGGTCCATTAGTTTAGCTGGCTGCATGAGCCAGGGAACTACATTACGGTCGATGAAGCTTCCGTGAAAGTTAATGGCAAGATGATGGATGTCGTAGAGTCCCGTTGCGTGCAGAGCCCCTACAACATGCTTGCTCACGATACCAAAGCCTGTTCCAGCAATCGCAGAATCAGACCAGCATAATACTTTACGTTTCATTTAGACCTCTTCTATCCTTAGTCTTTGATTGCCTGTTCTTTCCAGGTGATCGATACATGAGTTAACAACCTCTGACGGCTGAATGATCTTCCAGCAGAGCTCACCAATGCTACAGCCCTTGTACCAGCAATCCCAGGTTCCCATATTTTGTATACAGAATGTAGTACTATTTTCGACCGTAATATCATATACATACTCATCCCGACGATCGGAAAGCTCAATCTTTTTGATTGGAACATATAGATAATCTTCATCAACTATGTGTCTACTCCACGTCGCCTGTTGATTAGGAATATATACTCTGTAGATGATTGCATCCTGCTTGTAATTAGTATGATGTTTTCTCTTGTATATCCGAGACCAGATACCAAACCTAGTCAGTAGCTCTTGAGTTCCATAAGCCATCAGACGAGAAGCTGTACTCAGAACTTTATTATCCTTATCTTGATAACCGTCTCCTTGTAGATAGCCAGTAATAAAACTTTCAATCGCAATATCACTAGCATTCCATAGAAGAAAAGGAATCTCCTTTTGGACCGCTCTTCTTTTTCCAAAGAAAGTATCTATATACTCAACAAGAGGCTGCGAATAAATTTCCACCCTAGTAGAATTGTCCTTAGTAGACGGATAGACTCCAACTGTTGCCGAATATTTGGAGCGACCAAAGCCTCTTAGGGTCTCAATAATCTGTTCTTCATGTGAGCCTACAGTAAAGACAACGGACTTACGATCTGGCCGTAGATGACCCTCCGCTGCATAAAGTCCCAACACTTGATATGTAAGCAGATCAACCTCTGGAAGAATAGGATCTGCCTTGTTCCGAGGAACACACAAGAAATCATTATCGGTTAACTCTTCTGCTGGAATCCATTCTCTGTTCGCAGTAAAGTTTTTTCTACGAAAGGCCGATGATGAGCCCTTAACGGCAAGCATTTTATGGTCCTGTGTCACAGTAATTGGCTCGTTTGAGCCAAAATATTCTATGTCATAGAGCTTTCTACCTTTGCGTAAATTCTTATGAACCTTAGTAATTTTGTTCCAATTGGAGTCGGTTGTTTTAACAGTTTGCCCGACTTCTAGATCCTGGATTTCTCGGTATCCACTTGCTGTTAAAACTAAGCTCTCCTTAACTACACAAGGACACGGGTTGTACTGGTCACCTTTCCAAACAGCTACAGCCTTGTTGTAGTGGTTGATACGGGCAGCAGGATGTGTAGGACCAAAGTAAGATACTGTGGGGATACCAAGAGCCCCTGCAATATGGAGAAGGGACGAGTCAGGGCAGAGGACCAGATCACATGCAGCAGTGATAGCAGCTATCTCCCGAACCTTCTTGTCCTTTAAGAGAAGACCTCCAGGAAGGTTATCCCACATGACATTGCTTTGCCAGTCACTCTGGTGGGTAAAGATAATTGGTTTTGCTTTGATTCGCTGACCTAACATGACCAAGATCTCTTTGAGCTTTCTATGGTCAAATGATCTGATCTTATTACTGGCAAATGGCTGTACTGCGATCTTGGGATAGAAATGATATTGTCTGACTACATCCCGTCCTTCTTCTAGCTCCCCTTTCGTCAGATAGATGTGAGGAACAGAGTCTTCTAGTTTGACACCAGCTGCATTAGCAAACAGATCAATACGATTGATTGGAGGGTTCCCGTGAACCTCATACTCTGTGCACGGACAATGCAGGTCTAAGACTGCATCAAACTGATCTCTGACTAAATGGTTCTTGTCTACGAACCCGTTGATGTCTGGGTTAAACATAAGAATATCAACTAGAGCTCCGCCAAGATAGCGTGTATCTGTGGCTACTATGATCTGACCATCAGGGAACTCTTTCTTGAGGGCTCTGATAGTAGGGGTCAGCATAATCACATCACCGATACCCTGACCACGGATCACACAGATCTTAGGGGCACCGGTAGAGATCAGTCTGCGAAGACGGTCTAAAATTTTCAAGGTGGGTCCTTTCTTACATATTCGAGGCTAGTAAACAGCCACGGGCTACAGCGCGCAATGGATCGCTAGCATAGCGAACCTCAGATACTGCCAGAGGAAAATCTCCTCTAGCTAGCCGAGCTCTGAAGGCATCCAAGAATCCCTTTGCTCTTGAAGATCCTCCACTAACTACTACAGGAATAGCTTTTGAGAACTTAGGAAGATCCTTACTATCCTGTAGCCTCACGGCCAACCAGCTAACAGTATAGTCAATGAGACGAAGGTAGTATGCAGACACAGCAGATAGGATCGGATTCTCATTGTCCTCCCCTACTACAAAGTCTCCATTCTCCTTCTCTACCTGAACAATACTGTCCTCTTGGGCAGTAGACACTGCAGCCATGCGATCGATCCAGTCCCCACTACGTGTAGTAGAGAACTTAATGACCGCCTCACCAGAAGACATGACGCACACGTTGACCATGCCAGCACCAAACGACAGAGTGATACCTGTGTAATCACTATCCTCGAGCTCTGAATAGCAGATAGCTTCTGCTTCATTCAAGGGCCGAGGCTGCCACCCAAACTCTTCCAAGTCTTTCTTGAGAGCGTCCTCATGGAATCCAGTATCGAAGTGTTCTCCGTCTTGGTCCACAGGAGGTGCTGGGATAGAGTAGACGAGTATGTCTCCCTTCTTCTTAGGCTTGCCTACCAATTTCTGTAAGATGAACTTGAGCACACGGCGCGCGTCTGGTTCACGGGGAGAAAGAACTCCACGGAACAGGGGCCTGCGTGCTGACTGATGGCGCTCAATTGCTTTCTCGATGGCGTCAGCGCCTACTACTACAAAACTACCATCGGTGTCTTTGAAATACGAACGATTAGCTAGGCCCTTCTCCATCATCTTAGCAGCGATGGGAGAAGCAGGGGTCATACGATAGAACGCATCCCTGAACTCAGTATACCTAACCTTGTCAGATGACTCGGTTGCTTTGATAAGAAATGAGGTTCCTACATCGAGTCCTATTGGCATTACTTACCCTTTCTTCTCCACAGGCTTGCCAACTTATCCTTCGACTTCTCGAGCTGCGCATCATCTGCTACTTTCTCTGTAACACTGTTTTCAATGTTGACAGATTCTGCAGTAGCATTGATCTGCATAGGGATGATCCTTTCGTCGATCTCTACAGCTGGACGTTGTTCCTCTGGAGGCGTTTGATTTGAGCTATGATATCGAAGGTGACCAAGTTTGTCTAGGACTTCCTGTGACACTCTGGGCGCTAGTATCTTGGCGATGGCGTTTGCCAATTCCTCAATATTGATTGGACGCTGTGCAGCCTTCGTCTTTTTAGGCATAGCAAATGGCGCCTCCCCATGTTTCCAAAGTACCACTAGAGCTACTCCATAGCCCAAGGCTACTAGAATCGCTACAAGAACAACGATCCACACTGGATACCCTTAGGTCAACAGAACCGTGAAGTTCCCGCTTACCGCATTGAATTTGATGTCTCTGGTAGCAAAGCTACCGTCCATCTCAAAGCTCTCTCCTGCTTCAATCCAGATACCGGCAACTGTCACCGACCTGTCCATCCTGATGCCCTGGGCCAGATTAGGAAGATGATCAGTGTGCATGAGCGGATCCGCCATGTTTATACCAGAAGCCGGTCCCTGTCTGTTTGGGAAGACCGTATGATAAACGTTGAATGATACATTGAGCTCAGCTACTGCGTCGATTACTACAGAGCGAGCTGGACGGCCCATCGACTCCCTTACCATAAGGATGTCGCCTTCACTAATCTCAGTCTGATCAAACAACATCGTCCGCTCAGTTGGGGGAATTAGTCTGTCAATTTTCTTAACAATATCAGCCACTGCTCACTCCTTAGATCAAATTGGTCCAAGAGCCATTCTCTCGGCCTTGGAACTTATCATCTGTTGTGTTGTATATTACCATACCATTGACTGGTGTTAAGAGATTCCTCTCGGCTGTAGTCAGCCTTCTGATAGAGCCAGCACCTTCGGCTAGGTCCAAAGAATTGACTGCGTTCATAACCTCAGTAAGTGCGGCCTCAACATCAGAAGCAGTGTAGAGATTGTATTGATCAGCCACTGCTACACTCGAAGCGGACGCCGTGATATTGTTCACCGAAAATCCTACTGATTCTTCTAGGGTACGAAGAGACGAGTATAGATCTTCCAACTGCTCAAAGACAGTATTCGGCCTACTGCTTGTAGAGTTGAAGTAAGAGGAGTTAACGCTAGTCGTTGCATTCTGGTCTACGTACACATTCTTACCATCTAGGCCATTCAAGAAAGCATCTACATCTGCGCTCCCTTCACCATAGGGGAGAGCTAGGACCAGAGGAACTAGCCGGCTATTCCACTGCGCACTAAAAGAGACAAAGTCATTTCCAATCTCGTCAATCAAATCATTCATCTTCTCTGACGAGGTAGGACCGCTAGCTGGCATGTTTCGAACCATAAAGCTAATGGTGATTTCTTCAATTCTGTCAGTCACTTAGCTTCTCCTATGCCAGCTTTACTTTGTACGAGTGTATGACCGGAGCAACAGAATCATCGGACGTAGCAAGGTCGGCGCGTACTCGTAGGTATGTACGGAGCTGGTTGATTAGTTTGAATTTTATCATGAACCTTTCATTTTGAAAGTCGGAGTTCTCTTCGTCTACCTTTATGAGAAACACTCGAGACGGAGAGCTCCCAGTAGAGGAGGTGTGTGGAGCATCTATGTCTAGGGCAAAGAAATTGTAATCAGCAGTCTTCAGATTATTGTTGAAGTCAAACACACTGACCTTTCTTGTCAAAGCCTGTGCGAACAGATCGGCGCCTTGATAGACTTTCTCAGAAGTAGTCGGATACTGAGTCTCGTAAGCATAGCCCTCTATCAACAGCTTGTGGTTATAAGGATAGAGAGAGTCAACAGCTCTCAGGGCTGACAGGGTATCAAGAAGAGGCGTGATATGCTTCCAACGACTCTTGTGTACTCTCACGCGATGAATCCCTGTTGTAGAGATCGTCTCTCCTGTCAAGACAGTCGGTGCCACCAGACCGGTATAGCGGACATCGTCAATGATCATCGGGGTGTCCCCAATATCAATAGACATGCCTGCGGGACTGTCAATTTTGATCACACAGAAGTACCATGGATCCTCAAAGCCCCAACCTCGCTGTACTCCTCTCACTTGATCTCCAGCTATATCTTTCAGGCCTTGTTCTCCAACGTTTCTAAACACTTGCAGAGATAGCGGGTCATACTGTAGATCGCTATCAATCTGATAATTCAGAAGGCGGTCGTTTGAATTTGCAAAAGTAAAACGCACGCCAGAGACAGTGAGCTCGGTATCTGACACACTGCTCCCTGTATCTTCGATTAGATGGAATGTGCTACCAGGAGAAATGTAATCAGAATCAGTAGAGTCGCCCTCATAGGAAATAGAGACGGTCTCTGTGTCTCCCAGAACTATCTCTGTAATATCGCCAACTTCTACAACAGTAGGATGAACAGGCGTCGGCCTGTTGTTTGGCGAGAGTGGGGTCCAGATCGTGTTCGAGTTAATAGTGAAGGGAGAATCATTGCTTACAGCAACTGACCAATCAATCGTGGTTCCTTCTTCTTCCTGCTCACACGCTTCCAATGTAAGCTTCTCAAACTCCACTGGATTCCCATCTGGATCTGCTACCCAGAGTGGACGAGAGATAACTGTCTGTTCTGTAGTCGAGAAAGACTCAGAGTAGAAGGCAATGCTCTTGAATCCGAACTGGTAACTGAATGTAGTGGGACTCGAGACTTCAGGGTCTGGGCCTTTCTTGGTGAGAAGGAATTTGACCCATTGCATCTGTGTCTCTGGGAACTGGAACACTGCCTGACTCTTTGCCTCTTGGGTGAACGTAATAGAGGGGAGCTGAGCGAAGTTGACGTTATCAGTCGAGTAGAGAGGGGTAATGCTCATGGTACTGGACTGTGATGAGTCCAGGAGCTCGAGGGTGATCTTGGAGATAGGGACTGCCGCGCCCGATAGCTTAACTGTCAGCTCACATGTTACTGGCTTGACCTTATTCATCTCTACTGAGGTCCACCAGCCCTTGTACTGCTGTTTGAAAATATCAGCTAAGACAGCGCCCTGTTGGTCAGTACGACTAGAGAAATCTGAAGTAGTCTGGATTCTGAAGATGACATCAGTCTTTGTATCCAAGTCTTCCAAGAAGAGACGATCATTAGAGTCAGCAGCTGCGGCTAAAGAAACAACCCCTTCGCGGATGTTCACTGCTGCAGTAGTATTGGAGAAATCTACCTGACTCATGTCTCCGAAGTTATCGGCTAGATAAGAGTGATACCCCTCTGTATCCTGAGTGAGGAGAAGAAGATTCTCTACTCTATCCTCTAGGTTGATGAGTCTCTGCTCGAGAGCCTCTGCCTCTATCTTCCATCTTGGGGCTGTATCAATAGCCTGTCCAGACAGCACGATCATGTTCTTATAGAGAGCACGCAGGTCCTGCCTAATAGCGTTCATCGTGCTGTTGAACCCAGCAGAAGAAGAAGCTACGAGCCTATCCACTGTATGATCAGTAGCTAGAAACTGGGGAACAGATAGATCCATTGTGGCTATCAGGTTATTGACCTCTGTTTCGAGCTCCTCTGCAGATACAAGGACTCCACTGGAATAGGTCTCCTTCAGAAACTCCTCCAACAACATTTCTCGATATGTGTCAGAGATAGTCATTAGAAGATCCTTCCTTTTGTGAGCACCTTGAGAGCGTAGTCCTTTAGAACTGGGGAGAAGAACTCCTTGAGGTCCGTAATGTTTTCTCGGGTTGAGCTCACATAGTCATAGTTCACTAGATAGTAACCGTTGCGACCCTTGAGGCTAGACTTGGGTAGAGACAGATGCCTAAAGACCTCTGAGTCCTTAACAACTACTGTCCGATTGGTAATATCCACATCATAGTCCAATGGGTCTAATAGTCTAGCGATCTGGTACTCAGCACGAAAATCTACGTAATGATATGAAGCAAGTATAGTGAAGGTTGAAAGCAATGGACGGTCAGTGAAGATACGGCCATTCTCGTAGTCAACAGAGTACTTTCCTTCATCTCCAAGTATCAGCTGCTCGTAAAAATATGTGATCGTCCCGGTTCGAACGATAGTCGTCCCGTCTAAAGTCCAGCTCCCACCACCACCATAGAGAGATGTGTTAGGAACATAGACAGCCTCCCACAAGCTACCAGGTGCATCTACGTATACCTGGCACTGGCCATATGAGGAATGATTGCTGTCTCTTTGTATTGCATACTCTCCCCCAACCGAAGGGGTCCCCCATGCAACTTCTGTTGCGAATAAGATTTTGTTACTGAAGACTATCTTGTGAGCTGACGTATCTGTAGAGATCAACTGCTCTATCAAAGAGATAACATTGAGAGAGGAGTTGGTCAGAGAGGGAACTTGTTGTAGGGTTTGCTTTAGTCCAAGCGCCCCTAATTCAGTGGAGCCATCTTCATATAGGACTTCTGTAATAAATGGATTGGCAGACTGAGCTTCATCCTCTTCGGTCGACTCATCATCGACAGGTGGATTAGAATCTATAACCAAAAGGTTGAGTGTCCCCTTCACTATGCTTAGGTGTTCTAGGTCAAGAACAGTGGAACTAGTTAGGAACGGAATTGTCGTCTCGTCTACAGTAATAGCTTTCCAAGCAGACTCTTTAATCGAGACACTATCACGGAGCACCTTATCTGTAGCCCAGTCCCATTCGTCAGTAGAAAGAGCATAAATGTTTTGCCAAGTATATGAAACAGAAGTATCTACGATAGTAGAAGTTGGAGTATACATATAGACAACGCCATTGAGCTCGTCAACTGACCATTCGTCAGTAGCTGTCAATTCTTCCCAGCCATTGACAAAGGTTTGTTGCTCATCGTAGCCTAGGGTTTCTGCAATGCCACTAGCAGAGGTCACACCCTGGTGCCGTAGTCGAGCAATGGTCTTCCCTCTTCCTAGGAGTTCAAGAGACTCTTCCTCTTTATCATACCTCTTGATGGTCATATCAGTCTTGTTAGAGGCAGTAGCAAATGTTAGTGAAGCTATATGGTTATCCTCGACCTCTCCAGGAGTAATTCTGTCCGCCTCGAGCCACAAAGAGATAGGAGTATTATCAGCTGGAGCAAAAGTAGTCTGGTTATTACCAAAGGCCAGCGTTTGGTTCACAGGGTCAATAACAAAGAGTTTGGCTGGCGTTGAGGTAGCCCAGTCTGCTTGGAAAAGGTTAAGAGGACGATCAGAATGAGTCCACTCTTCTCCACCGACTAAAACATGGATCCAGTCTGCAATATCAACTGGCTTTAGTTCAAAGTACTCGCCGTTATCTTCTTTCTGCCAAGGCCTGTTCCCTAGAGGGAAGGGAAGCTTATATGAATAGAAGAAACCATCGGCAGAAGTGTTCCCTAAAACATATGGGAACCCTGGAAGACCACAAGACCCAAACAAGGGCTCTACAACCGCAACGGTCCCATTGACTGGAGGCTTCTCGAGAGAGAAACTGAACGGAGAGCTAGAGGGTATCTCATGGAGCTCAGAGCGTGTATCAATAGTCTTACTAAACGATGACGAGCCTTCTTCAAAAGCATCATCATTTCTTTCAAAGGCTACCTTAAGACGAAGAGACTTTACCGGGACAGCAGTAGTGATACTAGCTGTATCTGCACTGTTAAAATCTAAGATCTCAGGAACACCAACGATACCGGCAACACCAGTAAATTCTTTGGGCTGGATTCTATGCCAGGTCCCTCCATCATCAGGAGAAAGCATGAAAGTAATAGAGGCTAGCTCAGAATATTCAGATGGGTTCTGATTGCTTTGAAGGATAACCTTACGAATCTCATCAAGCGACTGGTAACGAGTAGAGACAATCTCTCCCTTAGGTTTGTAAGAAAAAGCTCGTATATCTACGTCACGGATCCCAATCGCGTATCGACTACGCTCCTCAGTGGTTGTCTGAATAACATAGGGCTCTGGTTGTTTCAGGATAAAGCGAACATACTTCACCTTGCGAGGTGTAAAAGTATAGAGGCCTTGACCAGCAAACTTTGAGGAAGAGGGAGCAAGCACGAATACATTTTCTTCGTCCTCGGTTGTAAAACCTGCAATTGGAACATCGTCTTTGATAGAAGTATAGGCTTCACCATCAAGAGAGGTTGAAATGTCTTCAACCTGAATAGCTGTCTTGGTCCCAAAATTATTGGGGTTGACTCGGATATGGTTGATGACTGTCTTCTCACCAAGGTTGACAGTAAAGTCGAGAACCAGGGGCTCTCTCTGATCAGAGGCCCCAGTAACTACTCTCTCATATTCAAACCAAGTGTCTGGATTATTGTCAAGCAGTACTCGGATGTCTCCATTAAATACTGCTCCAGTCTGTTGGTTATTACCTACAACCCCATTAGAGTCAGGGTTGATAATTGGTGTTTCAGTAATGCTTAGTATCGAGTCCTTGCTTTTGTCAATGGGAAGAGTTGTCACTCCTTCCTCTTGGCTTATGTCACACTCTTCCTCGTTAAGGAGAGCACTATTCAGCTCCAGCTTAGTAAGATCGTTAAAGCTATCAATGAAGTAGATAGCATCCTTGGTTGGATTGAGCGAGTAAAGGATATAGTCTCCTAGCTTAGAAGAGACACTTTTCAGACGAGAGGTAAGGCGATTAGCTTCTGTGGTAATGTAGTTGAAATTGGAGACCACAAGGGTCTCAACGTTCTCTAGTTCTGTAAAAATGATTGTCAGATCATCCAACAGCCTGTTCCACATATCGTCATAGTCGGTATGCTTGGGAAGATTGTCCTCTAGCACCTCTGCCTTTTTCATCTGTGGTTCTGTAAGTTCCTTGGAGAACTCTCTCAAAACCCGAGTAGCTTCAAACAAATATTCTTCCTGTGTCTGGAAAGAGCTAGCAGACAGACTAGTCTGCAGGTTCTTAGACAACTTGTCCAGCTTGCCTTTGAGCAATGTGCTGTCATCAGGAATAAGATACTTGTTTGCTACCATTAATCAGCCTCAAATTTGGTTTGGTCTTTCTTAGCGGAGACTAGGGTATACTCCTCGAGAGCAGGAGTCAGGGTTGGGTCAGAAGTATTTTGCCTCAAGATCACCATTAAGTATAGCTTAGTTTCTGCAACTTGGTTAGAGTCCTCATCAATCACAACAACATTCTCTGGTCCAATGCGAGCAGAAAGATCACCCAATAGGTCTACTGCCTGAATTCCTCCTACTATGTCAAATTCTGCATATGGTGCGGTAGGCTTAGCAAACGTGCTTGAGGTAATTGGGTTGTATGAGACGGTAAAAATGTCTCCCTCACCGGCACCAGCTACCCTTATCTTGAAGACCATTGGGTCACCAGTGTCAGGAGTCTTATCTACTGCTACCTGTTCATCAGTTGACCAGCCCTCAGAAGAACCAGGAACATCGTCAATATTAGGAACCTCTTGGCCATTTCTGTAAACAACAATGTCCCCATCTGTTTTGGTCGTAAAGAATATCGTGCTACCAATATCATTGAAGCTAAGATTAGCCGCACTCTTCTCAGATAAGACAAGTCTCTCGTGATAGGCTCTGGTCCATCCTAAGGGGAACAAAGGGAACACAGAAGACCTGATGAGAATGTCTTCTGAACTGAAGTCACGCTTAGCTACCCAGTACTCTATACTTCCCCAAAATGGATAGAGCTCAGGGCTTGTAAAAGGTGTCTCAGCATACACAATCCCTCCCGATCCATCCGTATAAGAACGGCGCTCTTTTGCTCTGATCCCTGCCTGTCCAACAATCTTACTTGTAAGAGGAGAAGAGACAAAAATCCCTTGTGACAAGTACTTAGCTATACCAATTCTAATGTTGTCAATGCCTGTAAGAAACTCGACGCCTTTGAATGTGATAGGGCCTTCACCATTAAACAAAGGTATTCCTACTGTATTCATAGCCTTAGAAGAAATAAGATCAGACAGCTGGGTCGTAGCGGCTACCTCAACGCTCAATATCTGCGAGCCCCCTCGGAGCGAGGCAATAGGATCAAGAGCAATATCGAGGAAGGTAGACAACGAGGTTCTGTATTCAAATTGCAATGGAAGAGCATTTTCGTTTCGCAGAGTGAGGATTAGTCGTCTTGCAGAGATCTTGCGAAACTGTATTGAGGTTACACCTGATAACGAAACATCGATTTGCCCTAGAGAAACAGTTGTTCCCGTATCATCTTCAAAAGAGATAGACTCTACATATATATCACGATGATGGACGGGTTCAATCTCGATATAGTTGACTTCTTTCCTTGTGCCTAGGTCGAGCTCGAGCTTCACCTTCATAGACTCAGGTTGACTAGAGAACAGGGTCGAGGTGACCCAATATGTTCCCGCAGTATTGTCAATCATCTTGTCTAGAGATGTTCCTGGGCGGTCTACTGAAATCTCTCCTTGGGGAGATTCCGAATCAAAGATCTGTCGAATAGACCTGACTGGGTGAAAGATATTCCTCTCATATGGGAGAGTAAGGCGCTCACCCGATAGGTCAACGTGTGCGTCGAAGGTAGCTGAAATAGCCTTCTTGTTTCTTGGGTCAACGAAAAGTCCCTGTGTATCTACTTGTCGACCAGTGCGACCTTCCTTAGATTCACGGAAGGTTGAAAAGATAGCTGAGTCAAACCCTCTGCTATCACCATTGAGAAACTCATAGAGGTTTACCTTTGATTCAAGCTCGTCGACACCAGCTTTAAGATTCTTGAGAACTACGTCTCTAACAATAGCAACATGAGAAGACTGTACACTAGCGATATTATTAGCCTCTTCAAAGCCTGCACCAAGATCATCCTCGACTCTATCGAGCATGAAGTTGAACCGCTCCGAGTCAATAACCGAACTCTGTTCTCCAAGAAACAGTTTCAAAGAGGGGGTAAGGACAGTTCCTGTAAGCTCACGGACTAGAGAATCTAGCTCACGAGAGAACTCATCTATACTCTTGATTTGCCCCGTATTCTTCTTCTTGGTTAGAAGCTTCAAGATCTGGTCCGTCTGTCTCTTTCCCATGAGGCTACGGAACTTGTCAATATACTTACCCATCTCGACTCCTAGAGAAGTACCAGTTGACCGGGTCAGGAAGACCAGGATTGTTTTCTAGGATCAACCAGTTCCCTATGTCCTCAGAATGAATGACCTCAAGAGTATCACCAGGGAGCACAGAGCCTGCTGAGCCTGGGATATCAAGAACACGAAGCATGACCGAATGGTCAGTTGAATAGATCTGCATCAGACGGTCGTTGGGACCAATGCGGCGAGCGAGTCGTCTAGCAATGAGGGTTGAGCCACTAGTGAATAATACGGCTTCGAACAAATCTGCTTGCCAAAATTCACCAGGCACGATACCTGACAATGCAATGTGTCGTCCAGCATGTGAGAGAGAGACAGATACCATGCTGTCCAAGCGGCCCTTGCTCCAGCTGGCTCTTCCGAGGTTGACGTCTGTATCGCTACCATGCTCTTCTGTTCCATCAGAAAAGTACTTTGTCCATCCATTCATTATGATGTGTACGTGAAGCGAAGGCGCAGATCAAACTGCCTTGCTCCCGATGTCCCTTCGTTTGTAGGAGTAATAGATCTTATTTGAAAAGATGGCCAGGTTGTCATACTAGCTGGAATGACGCCAGGGCTAAGCATCCATGCGTTCATGTCTGTTATCAGAATAACGCCGTTCGAAAACGTATCAGCTACGCCAGTTCTAACATGCTGACTCTTCCCGTGAGAAGGAGTCTTGTCGCCATAGGTAGGCCAAGAAGAAGCAAAGCCACCCTGGGTGTCCATGTTGATCTGGAGACCACCAAAGTCAGCCTCAGCTGCCTCGTCTCCCCAAGACACAATCTCAGAATAGTCCGCTGCAGCAGTAGCACCACCAGTATAGGAACCAGAGTACTCAGCTAGGTAGAGCCTACATCCCGTGATAGAGCTAACGCCATCATGTGAGATAAACAGTTGCTGGGCGGTAGCGGTACTGCCCGCACCTACACTCCCCAGGTTGACCGGTTCACCAACTGCGGCTCCTCCATTTGTTAAGCTCCAAGTGATGGAGACTGTCATTGGCTCCTCCTTATGGGACAGTAAAGCTCATACCAAGAGCATCGGTAGTAGCTATTTCTACATACTTTACAATTACTTGATAACTCTTAGCTCTGGCCACTCCCATTCCCCAGGATGAAATTTCTTGTGGTCCAATTGGCTGAGGGACTAGAGCCTTGAAGTCACCGTTAACTAGTATACCCCCAACAACACTAATGTAATAGAGGGCACCATTGATCAGTCCAGTGATAACAAACTCGTTCCCAGCATCCAGATGATCAAGTGGAGACCCATTCGCTAGCGTCCATGGACCCTTGGGCGAAGTAGAGTAATAGATGTTGTACTTAAAATCCATAACCTGTCCAAGAGATGTGAAGTCCAGAGCTTACCATATCCATCCCGCTTACTTCGATGTCGATACCATAGGCTTTTGCTACAGGGTAGGTCCCAAAGGCTACGTGCCTTTCGATTACGTCCCTAACCTGATCTACCTGAAAACGACCACCAGCATCCTCGAGAACGCTTGCAGGCACTTCTACCATGAAGTTAGCATTGTGAGGATAAGGGATCCCATCCCAACGGCCAATATCCCAGTACCAGCTAACCTCTGGCTGTCTGAGCTTGGCGTCATCTATCAGGTCCTGCCTAATCCCTCCGCCACGGCGGCGAACATCTAGCCAGGTAATATCCTCAATGTCTTGGGCCTCTCCAATCGTCATGTCCCCGAGAACAAGATAAAGACCAGAGCCAACCACGCTAAGAGATTCTGTGAAAGTGAGCCAGGCCCCTGATGGCGTGACCTCCTCAGCCTTCCCGTCATAGTACATGTCGTTCCAGACACTTCCTACAAGCCAACCGCTCACAGTAACAAAGTCAGGGTGATCAGAGTCCGTAATCAGTCCAGTCTCATTTACACTTAGGTAATACAAAGTTTGGGTTGAGGGAGAGGCTAGGACATCTGGTTCTACAAACAGAACAGTCTTCAGAGGAATGATATTCCTGTTTAGTAGTGGGTTGAGATTGATGAGAGTAAACTCGTAGCTCTTTTCCTCATAGTAGTAGGTAGACTCGAGTACGTATGTGCTAAGGAGGGTGACTCCCTCAATATCTACAAAGCCTGTAGCTTTGTCAAAGCTCTTAATTCCTATACGACTAGATGTGTCCCAGTGTTTATAAAGCTGGAGGTTGCTAGCTACTGTGCCCGCTAGAGAACTGTCTGTAGTAAACGCGGCTATACCTGCGCCAGTACTGTCATTCACAAGAATAGAGAGATGGAGTTCATCGTCCACTACCACATCCCTATGGGCTAGTTTGATTAGCCGAGATGTCAGTATAGATGACATCTCCCCATCAATAAATTTGTATGGGACTTCAGGAAAGAAACTCTGGTCCAAAAATTGTGCTAGATGGTACCTATACTTGATCCCATCGATAGCCCAAAAGAATTTTCCGTTAGGGATACGGACATACCACTGGTCAGTAGCAGTCGTCAGCGCTGGGGGTTGAACAGAAATCTTTGAATCTGAGATATGCTCGAAGGCATACTTTTTCACAGCCGGGAGACTAACCTCATAACCATTCGGATCCTCATTAATAAAATAGACTTTACGTCCACTCTTGACCTGAAGAAACTCATCCAAATCCTCGAACGTTACTTCCTTATATACTAGCTCATTGCTCAGAAGGTCAGTATACGTATAGATGTTGTCTCCGTTTCGTACACTGTACTTCACATAGTAGTATGTGAACCTGGAGGCTGACTCAAAGTCTGGAACAAGATTGTTGTAAACAATACCTTGGTCTAGATCGATAGAGAGCTCAGAAAGAATAAGCACAGTAAAGTTGGAGTCGAGCACTTCAACACCAAGCAAACTTACATCAGTAGCAAGGTCCCAGTCCTTATCAGAAGCATCCTCTCTGGGTAGTTTTTCGGTATCTATGACATGCCTATAGTAGAGAGGAGTATCCAGCACTGTGCTTTCCGAGGCCACAAAGGTGTCTGTCAGCATAAAGTCCTGTGTCTGAACAAAGAAGGCTGAGGCGCTCTCCTTAACAACAGTCTGAGGATTTGGGACTCTGTTAATCCCTATGGTCGTCGACTTGTCTATGATAGAAAGATTCCGAGTAGCAGAAACTTCATCTTCACAAGTAGCAAAAGAGATTGCTGCTGCGGCTGCTGATAAGGCAGGACGATAGACAATACTCTCTCTTCTCTTGGTGATGTTCAAAAATGAGTCTACAGACACAGAGCCAGAGACCTCGTTGACTGTAAACTGTAGACCAAGAGAAGAATTACTATCTGACATTTAAACCTCTTTTACGATTCCATGTTGGCTCCAGAAAGAATTCGCCAACGGCCATAAGTTCCACCAAAGTTTTCGGCGTCATATACGAACATACATATATGACCAGGCTGGAGGGTCCAGTCACTATCAACGAGGTCAAGCCGGTTTCCGTCAGCCGAGTCAACACTATCATCTTTAAACGTTAATACATAAGCAGACTGGTTTAAAACTATAAGAATAGTGCCGGTTCTATTAGTCCCGACAAACCCAGTAATAGCAAAGGCCCCACCAGCACCATTCGTAACCTGTAGATTCGAGGTGGTCACTGGAACATCATCGTTATCTCCAGCAGAAGGGACAAAGGTACAATGATCTATACCAAAAAGACTATTGACCTGGACCGTCTTTGCATAACCCTGAATACTAGGCCCAGTAATGTCTCCAAAACAAACCTTAAAACTATCATTTGCTAGATCTTCATCAAGAGCTCGGCTTCGGTCAGCTAGAATAAGGTCACCAATCATGGCGTTATCTAGATTGTCTCGATGATAAGCACCAGAAGTTCCGTAGCTTCCTGCTCTACTAAGGAGAGAGGTATGGTCATCTCCGGCCCACCTTGAGCTTGGCCATTCGATACCAGACACAGGATAGGTCCCTGGATGCCCTGTATAGCTCTCACCTGGTGGGTTCAAGAACTTGAGCATCGAGTGCTCCATGGTTGCAGCAAAGTCACCCTTGTTCCCATGGTCATGGCTATAGACTGAGTTTGCTAATGTCCAGAAAGATCTAGACAGAGGAGCTCCAGCAGCAATCACAGATAGCTGTGTGGAATTGTAACTACTCTCTTGCTCATTAGTAGAGACATAAGCTTCCAGATCAGTACTGGCCGACTCAATAACAAAGACCCAACTATCTGAAGTCTTCTTAAAAATAGCATCAGCAATAACCTGGTCCGCTGCACGGTCCCAGAGATAGATAAATCCAGTTGGGAGAACGTCACCAACAGCAATCGCTCCCCACTGATCCTGTAGATCTTTAGGAAGGGCGTAACGATAGTGTTCATGATTTAGTGCATTAACGTCCGGGTCCTGCCAAAGTCTCTTATTCGCTTGAACAGTAGTATCGAAGTTGTCATCAACTCCACCACCATAATCTAAGGCATCTGGATATCGTTCAGGTCTCTCCCACGAGCTAGAGAATGTGAGGGGTTGCCGTGGAGGAAAGTGTAGATAATAGATAGATCCAGACTTAGAGATACGACATCCCGTGTAGTCAGTTTGGCGGGAGTCTGGGACAACACCCGGTAAAGTCTCTGTTCCGACATTCCAGTCAGATGGGTCTACCGTATAGGTAACTGCTGTAGTCCCCGTGAGAGCAGAACCAAGACGCATTCGACCTGTCGAGTCGTCTACGAAATAATCGACAGCAGCATCAACTTCCCATGCGAGAGTCTTCTCTGTTGTGTACTGCTGATTCCAGGAGAACGCGCTTCCCGACTTTGGTTTGAATTGAAGATATACATCAGTCTCACCAGTAAACTTGTTGCCTACATTGTCTTCATAGAGGAACTCGCTAACAGAGGGAAACAGAGCTGGGTTAAGATAGCGCATCTCCCCCATGACCCTTGCGAGGCTAGTGATCTGCAAAGGAAAGTTGCTCATGACCGGGTCACCAGACTGGTTCCACAGATCACCAACAGCCTTCTCGAGAACGTTAATACCCGTACGCCCTTGGCGAGCGACCGCAGTCAGCTTCGAGGGCGAAGGTTGTTCTCCTGCAGTAAAGGTAATATCTAGCGGGGCTGTTGCCCTTAGTTTGTCAGCCATTACACACCTCTGTTATTCGTAGTATCCACTGATGAGATACTCGTTTGGATTGATATATGTTACCTGGTCTATTTCTGATGCTACAGTGATCCCTGCTGATTTCAAGCGGAAGCCAAGTGGAATGTCACCAGGAGCCGCAGTTAACTCAATATGATCTAACCCAAGTGTTACTGAGTCTGCCTTATGGGTACGCCTAAACCAATTGATATAAGACTCTCCCACAAAATCATAGCCTGATACTGTCAAGGTTGTATTAGTAAGACGAGCTCCATTTGAGAAACGGACTTCGTCATAAAGACCCAAGGGGGTTCCAATCGAATCAGTAGGATAACCAGCAAATATCCCTGAATCGGCACCATCGGCAATGGCGGCAGGACCACTAGTTAGCTCAACCCCTGAAGCTACCTCAATACCATCTATATGTATACCATATGAGAGGATTCCGCTAACAGAGGCACCATAATAAGCAGGATCTATCTCGTCGAAGAGCCAAACCAATTTGTAGTGATGCCAGTCAAGTAACTCATCTCTAGAAGAGAAGAGATCATCAAGCTTGACTCCAATCCAACCAATGTCATCATCTGATAGCTGCAGAACACAGCGCAAATAAGAGTCTCCAGTAGATGTCCATTTCCAGAAACCAAACAAAATTGTGTTGGAATAACTCAGATTTCCCCAAGTATAGAGCAGCAACATGTCTGTCTTATCAGTATCTCCAACATAGAGCACGTTAGACTTGTAATTGAATTCAAAAGTTCCTTCTGCTCCTTGGTTTTCTGCTGCTGTCATAAGCCCTGAGGCTTGGAAGCATTGACCACTTGCCTGAACGTCATATGCTCCCTGAGACAGACCACTCGAAGTGGGGACTGCATCAATGTTTATCAGATTTAGTCCGTTACCAGACGAATCATTGGTATTCCCATCAAAGTGCCAGAGACCAATTGTTTCAATATCTTCTCCACTAGTAGAAGTATAGGGAAGATACGATGCAATCATGTCTCCTGATCTCTCTTCAAGATAAGAACTATACCAGTCAGACTGAGTTGCTAAGATCTCTGTATCTATTACGTCATCAATGTCTCTGATCCTAGCTAAGACTCCACTAACAACATCGTCAATAGCAGAAACGTATTTGGTGCCGTTAGCTTCCTCGGTAATCAAGATGTTCAGGTCAATAGTATTAGAGTAAATGCGTCGACCCGAGCGCTGGTTAACGACATATGCTCGAGCAGATGTACTTCCCTCAACAGCGACAAAGTATGACTTGGTCAAGTTGATGCCAGGCTCTTCAAGAGCAGTGTCTGGAGTAAAAACTAAACTATAGACAGGGTCTTCATCTGAGCCTGTGTTGCTGATACTGTCTGAATATCTAGGACCAAGAGCAACACCAGTAAATGTTCCAGTACGAGGATCTATGATATCTTCTCCACTTACCGTAACCAGGGTTTTCTTACCTGTAGATATATCACCGACAGAGTAGGTCTCTGGTGTACCAAGCCCATGCATCTCTCGAAAGAGAATTTCATAGTCGATATCAGCCTGGCCGCTTACTGGCAAGTCGTTATCGTTCAAGTAGTCTGTGTAGTATGTCTCCAATCTGGCTTCTGGGATACCAAGGATCTTATCATCCTGCCATACCTTATAGACCCATACTCCACTAACACTAGTGGGCTCAGAAATACCACTCACTGAAACAGTTGCAGAAACGCCAGGATCAATGACAACATCTGTTGTGAACGTACCAATATCTTCAACAGTTGATGGGGGACTATAGAGAGCAAAAGCTTTACCGCTTGCCCCCGTTGCTGAGCTGATTGAAGTCTCTGTCCCAAAGGTTCCAAGGATAGGAGCTTGTAGATCAAAGGTAACAGTCTGTCCCTCGAGTGCTTCGCCTGCTGAGTTCTTCACCGTAGCTACTAGACGACCGATATTGTTCCCAACATTGATCTGGTATGGACTTCCAGTCGGGAGCTCTGCGGTCAAAACGATAGAAGCTACTTCTGATTCAGCAGTCTGTACTTGAACGAACCCCTTGCTAAGAGCAGAAAGAGGATTCAGGTCTGCGTTAGAATCATTGATCCACTCCCCGGCAAAATTAGGTTCATAGAACACAGACTGGCCTGCCCAGTAGTGGACGACAATACGGTCACCTGCAGGAGGGACGAGACTGACGTCTCCGAAGGCCAGGACACCACGTTCATTATCTATCCATACTTCTTGGCCACTTGAGGTGAACTCATCTAGACCAGAGATACTAGTCCATTCAGTCAACATATCCGCATCGGAGTAAGACCAAACAGTAACCGTAGTATCCTCTGGGACAGGAGAGTAGACCAAATGAAACTGTTGTTCTACATCCCCTGATGAGATACCAACTAGCTCAAGACCAGAGACCTCGGTTACAGTAGGGGTTCCACCAGCTACACTACCAATCTCGTCGGTCCAGTCGTTGTTCAACCATACGCGTGGAGGAGAGAAGTTTGTGGCATCTACCTTGAACTCAGGAGAGTCAGAGGTTGTAAGCTCGAGTCTCTTGCGGAAGTCGAGATCTGCATAGTGCTTGTTCTCAACCTTGTTGTATCTAAAGCGCCTAACCTGAATTGGGTATGTAGGCTTAGGGTCAAACTGCAGGTCAATGAACTGCAGACCACTTACCGTACTGTCCCTCAAGAAATCATGTGACTGATACTCATCACTGAAGAGGTACCACTCATCCTCATAGTTGTAGAAGTACCCGCTATGGACCCTGGGGACCCAAGCACGCCAGTCGGATACGTACACAGGGAGTATTGTTGCTTGTGCTAAATCATCATTGTCTCCGTATCCCGACTGCCAAAGGTTGTCAGAGATACCTGAAGTAGTTGGATCCCAAAGGGTGGAAATTGTGGCAGAGGCCTGGAACTCCCTGTCGGTAGGCCAAGTACGCCTGTCCCACTGCCACCCTTGTATCTTCTTGTTCGACCCTGGGTGCTCTTCGCTGACATAGATAGAGTTCTGTCCTACGACCGTACTAAAGGACGACCGAAAGACTGTGATCATTACGTCAGTATCTACGAAAGCCATTACTTACCCCAAGTCGAAGGGAATACAGAAAGAAGCTCGTTCACAATATCTGCTCCGAGTTCATTCGGTAAACCGTCATATCCTGTTGGACTCTGTTCGAACATCTTAGTTTTGAAGTCATCAGACTGCAAGTTGTGTAAGATCACAGGACTTGCCTCGACAACAAGATCATCATTACGGTATTTGTATCGCACGGTGGAACCTGGCGCTGGAACCACTGTTGAAAAAATGGTACCAGAGCTGAGGTCGATGTAATACTGCCCAGCTCGAGTCATCAAGCTCTCAACTGCAACGCGCTGAGTCATGTTGGTAGACTCCACCGATACTGTGTCTGGGATCAGATTCACATTTGCCAGCTGAATCCGCACACCCTTGTCTGAAATATCCTCTATCTCTACCTGGACTATCGAGCTCTGGTCAAAAATAGTCATAGAACGATCAGTGGCTACAGCATCAGGAAGAAGGGTAACAGTAAACAAGCCAGTAGCATTAATTCGATCTGCCAGCTCCTGAACAGTGCGTGCCCCTCCAGCCCTTTCGTACCTATCTAGCGTGACTAGGACTGTATCAGGATAGTCAGAATAGAGAGTACACTTGGTCTCTTCAAAGACTATGGCTGGCATAGTTAGCCCTGAGTTGGGGACTATTTGCATGACCTCAGTGACAGAGAGCCCTAGTTCTCGAGTGATACCATTGATGAGTCCACGATAGGAAGCATTGGCGCGATGCACAAAGACATCCATCAGCCGGAGACGATACTCGGCATTGGTCTCTTCCTCGAGACGTGCCAAGCTCATGGTCAGACCGTGCTGGTCAAACTCATTGAAGACATGATATGGAGCGGGTGTTGCAGTGATCTTAGCCATCAGTCTCTACTGTTACCTCGCTGTAATCTTCTTTGAAATAGAGCAGTTTCTGTTGGTAATCTATCAGCATTATATCTGTGTGCAGACCAATTTGATAGTAACTAGAGGCAGTTCGAACCCACATCTTCTGATCAGCGTCAAAGTCAATACCAAGAATTGGGCTCAACACAAGGGAGCTTAGGTCGATAGTAGCCAGAGGAAGCCTGTGGTTGACAGAGACAAGTACTCGGTCTGAGTGCTCAGTCTCGTCTACATAGACGGCGTCGAGTCCTAATAGGTACTCTCCGTAGTTAGAAGCTGTGACGCTCAGGACATTAGTCAGTGTACGGACCAGTCCACGGTCTACGATATAGGAGTCGGCAATCCATGTCTGCCAGGCGCTCCCATCCCAGTAGTATTTGTCTCCATCAGGTTGCTGGTACCAGACACGATATTTGAGCAGCTCTTGGATAGGACGGCGATACCAAGGGATGAAGTCTATACTCTCACCCTGGAGCACCCACCGCTCTTCTATGTCAATCTGAACATGGGTCCCATCGGTTCTGTCTCTGAGGAGGTTTACTCCACTGACCATTTCTGAGATAGCATCATAGCAGTAGAGAATATTGGCATCGTCTACGATCCAGGCTCTCTCTGTGAACGGCTGTAGTGCCATATCGACAGCAGTAACCGTAGCCCAGCTACTGTCCAAGAGTTCCCAGCTTTCGCTTGCCTCTTTTTCAACAACACCTAGGATCAGCTGCTCCCACTCGTCTGAGGTATAGCGGACCTTCTCGAGGTAGGATTTCCCTCCTGAGCTATCCAGTCCCCAGAAGGTATCGATCTTCTTGCGCTGCGCAGACCACTCGAGGTTCCACTTGTCAAGATAGTCCTCTTCTTCAAACTCAGCAGAGGCAATCGTGAAGACTACATCAGGCTCAACATCTCTGGCCTCAATCTTTGTCAGGGTCTTCCATTGTCTGAGGGACTTCTGTCTCTGGTCCCATGGGAAGATGATTGTCTCTTGGTCAGTAAGACCAAATCGAGTAGTTCCATGAAGGATAAGCTTGGCACGTCGGAGCTCATCAGCCGAGACCTGAAGGTATTGTGTTCCTCCGTCTGCCTCGACAAAGATGTCACCTCCGCCCAGGTGATGAGACCACTCACCAGATACACAGTAGTCAGAGGCCGTGAGCTCTACTAGGTTGTGGTCTCCGGTGACCGTGTCATCCAGGGTAGCCCTACTAGGGATAGAGTCATACCAAAAGCTCTCGATGTCATTACCCGCAGCCACAGGGACCTCATAGTATGTACTATCAACTAGGCCACTAACAGTAGGAGCAGTAGGGACTGGGCCAGCTGGGTCAGATACATCCTCATCAAAAGTGAAGGTGGTAGGAAGTGCAACACGATGGATCTGACCAATCTCGTTCATGTTGGCCGTAAGAAGAAACTGATTAGCTCGCATCTTTGCAAGCGCACGGTCTACTGAGTCAAGAGGACCAGCCATACTATTGAGTAAACGATATCCGATGGACTGAGAATCCTCTCTAGTCCTTGACCAAGGAGGATAGATATTCGTGAGCTCTTGTGTTACTGGTCGTCTCTTCGCCATTTAGATAACCACCCTAAACAAGATAGGTGTTGCTCCCGCATACTGATTTTCTACAAGTAGCTTTTCATCGGCCTCAGGCAAGAAGTCAGTCAGAAGAGTATTCCGCACCTTGTTATCCTCGAGGCTCGAGGGCCTATGAATGAACACTTTGTCAAATGGTTTAGTAGTGGTCCCTACGTTCTTGATAAGATCGGAGGTAGAGAGAACGCGCTCTATCATCTCGTTGAAGATAAGCTGTTCTCCAATGTCTAGATTGTCGATATAGGTAGAAACATTGGTAGTCACTGAAGAGACGATCGATGCCTGTTCATCAGAGGTTGCGCGGTGCTTCAGAGTGAGGTCCCCAATCATTGAAACACCTATCTCTCTAGGACCTCGAACAGAAGACACGTTCCCATATCCTTGATTTTTCCAGACAGCCTGCCATACAGCCTGTTCTAGAGAAGCAGAGACCGAAGGAACCGTGGCCTTGATGAGAACATCAAAGCTTCCAATGCCATGGAAGTATGGAATGAGAGATACGTCTGCTACACCTGGCACTGCCAGGGCTGTGAGGCGGATAGAGGTTTGGTTGGCTCTCTCAGCAGCGATGACCTGATTAGACAAGCGGAAGCGATAGTTAGTATCACCCTCGATCTCCCTCCCTACGTTGATCTCCCCTTCGTTGTTAACCTTCAGAGAGTTGTTCAATGAATCCGTGTAGTCAGTAAAATCATGATGAATAAGCTGACCCGCACCTACGTTAGCAGCAGCCCCAGGCCTGATGGCCTCTACTGCTACAAAGCTCTCGGACTGGTCAGAGGGGAGCAGTGTCTGAAATGGAATCCGATAGGTGATACCTGAGCCAGCACTACCTGTGCTAACCACTCTTCCTGCAGGAAGAATAATAGAGCTACTCGAGTTAATGGTCCCAAAGGTCCCAAGATCTACATAGAAGCGGACTAGACGGTCAGCTGCAGAGATAGAAGATGTGGTCTCTCCATGCCGAGGAAGACCAAGCATCTGGCCGATGAAATCTAGATACTTTGCGTTAGCACCGTCGATGAAACCAAGAGCAATGTTCTGATCAAAAGTCTTCCACTGACGACCTAGCTTCTTGCTGAGTGCCTGGACAAGTGCACGAGTCTTACTACCTGGAGAGGTTCTTGTGATGTTCGTATTGTTAACAACATCGAAGAGCAAGTCTCCAAATATCTTGCTCTCTGACTCAGCGAAAATAGGCATCAGTCAAACTCCTTAAGCAAAGTCGAATTCAGTCTGGCCCCATGGAAGAACAAAGAGGCCCTGCTCAGTGCTATCAAATATGGTGGATACAACAATAGGATCTGATATGTCCAGCTGGTTATTAGTTGTTGCGATAGCCAGTATCGAGATCGCAATCATAACCTTATATACACCAACTGGAATCACCCGAACACTCACGTCTTCAGAAAGCACTATACCAGCTGCTATGAGCGCTGTCTTCACTCTGTCCTGAATTAGTTGACCCATTTCACGGGTGTTGGGTTCCCCAAGGAAGTCTGACAGGTTCGCCCCAATAGTAGGTTCACGCTCCCAGTCTAACAGTTCTGACCTAACAATGTTTGCAACCTCGTTGCGGATCGACTGGAGATAGTCATAGGAGGTGTCCCGAATGTCGCCATCGTCATCGATAGCATAGTCTCCGTCCCATGTGAATTCCAGATCAATACTGTCATAGTCACTCATGCGTTTATCCTAATGCGGCAATCATCACTACCAAGTTCTTTGCTGTAGAAGCAAATAGGGCAACGGGAGGAAAAGGAATACAGTTAGGGAACGGAGTCATCATGGTTTGAGGAATCATTCGGATCCAGTCGTTCATCTGGACAAACAAGCCTCCCATTCGAATATTCTCCGAGGTAGTACCAAAAGAGACAGAACCACCCATACTGATATAGACACCATTCTCATCTGCTGCAACGGCATTCTTCTTGTTGCCCACCAGGGCTACAGAGTTAGGGGTACACTGGAACCCTGCCTCTGCATTCTTAGTAGCTCGCCAAATTTTGAAGTTACGTTTCTGTGGATCAGCCATTAGAAAGACGTTAGACCTCCTCCCATTAATTTGTATGCTCCAGTCTTAACCTCATTCTCTCTATCTTCCTTGGTCAAGAAATCAACATCCTCGCCACCAATGATCTCAATCATGGGCTTCCTGGCCCCGTGTCTGCCACGCCAATAGATGCGACACTTCATCCCCTTGCGTACTTGTCCCCAGCGAGTAAAGACATCCTCGAGATCATTGAGCAAAGGGACGTAAGCTCCGTTAGCAATCGTCTCTCCTGTTGCATGGTCGATGACCTTGACCTGCAGGTCCTCTTTTCGAACATCTTCAATCATGCCATAGGACATTCTATCTTCAGTCACACTAGGCTGTTCGGCCTTAGTGTGAGCTCCTTCAATAGCCGTGTGGGCTTTCGAGCGAGGAGATGAATATCCAAAAGAAGACATGATTACCTCTCGGTCCCCGTTAACCAGGCAGAAAAACTACCTTGTGGTCGGAACCAGTTGTTTGGGTTGATTTTATCATACAGGTGTTCAGCGTATAGTGGGCTAGTTGCTCGAGTCCTGCTGCTCCAACGAGCAACACTCTGGGCGAAGGAACCTTTATTGCTTCGCGTCGGAACCCCACCAAGCATTGGTTTTCCTTGAAGAACCAGGGGACTGAAGCGAAGAGGGTGGGCCAATTGACTACGGGTCAATAGCTTATCTAGGATAAATGTACCAATGAAGTTATGGCGAACGGCACCAACGATAGCAGTTTTTGCCAGGGTAGTCGCCAGAGCTCCAAAAGAAACGCTTTCAGAAGATTGAGCAAATGAGTTAGCTAAACCTTTAGCTGCGAGAGGGTTAGGGAGACCAAGACCAGGAACAAACACAGTGTGACCGCCTGTGCTGACGCCGGGCAAAGACCTTAATCCTATCTTGTTCAAAGCATGTTCAGCAATTAGGCCCATAGCATCCATGGAAGCCATGGTAGTAACTTCGTTCACATGCACGCACATGCATGGAGTGATTTCCGTAATGAACCCATGCTGTTGCGAGAACTTATGGACGACCTGTTCTACCTCAATGGGGCCGAACATATCATTGTACTCATCAAGGACATAGCAGATGTCATAGGGCTTGATACGAGGATTCCCAATAATGATGATACTGCCACGATACCCATAGCCCATAGACTCCTTGAGCAGAGACTGGGCATACCGCTTAGCCGCTTCCTCCCCGATGCAGTTAGGATAGGACGCAAACATCTCTCTCTTCTCTTCGTCCGGGATAGCGTCATCTACCCTAAGAGTGAAGGTCTCTGCCTCGTCAAGCTTGAGGGACTGTGTCTTTTCATCCGGTGATGGTTCATCATCTTCATATTGTACGGTACAAATATTGAAGGTGTTCCAGGAGGTAGACTTTATGTCATTGTGGATGATGTGCTGCGTGCTGGTTAGCACATGGTAGTTACGGAACGGCTTGATGATACCTCTGTCCTTCGACATCTGGAGCAAAGCTCGATTGACGACAACCTCTCGTAGGTCATCGTCTACGGTCTTAGCCTTTCCGGTAACAATGGCCTTAACTCTCTTACTCAGAGACTGATTAGCCTTGGTAGCATCAGTCACTTCTTCAAGAGCATCTACACTCTTGTCTACAAATTTACTAACAGAATCATAAGCTCTGTCTTCTTTTCCTGTAGGCTTACGGGCAAAGTAGAGCTGGTTGGGGAGGCCAAAGAAGAGAGTCATGCGGGCACCCCAAACATCATCATAGGGGACGGGGTAGGCGATCCAACCTGGGTGGCGTAGAGTCATCTCTTGGATAACGTCCCAAGCAGTCGCCCGATAGAGTTTGTATACTGTATTGTCGTACAGGCCATTCAGTCCAGAGTTACCAGTAGGAGCAAAGATGTTGTCGTCGGCAGGTGTAGGAATAATCTCCCACTTATTAGTCAACAAGGCACGGGACTTGTCCTTTGGGTCAGCTGGATCCCAACGACCAAAATGCGTTATCTCTGGGGCAGCCATCATCTCTTCTAGAATTGTAGCCGTACTGGAGTCACCAGCACTGAACCAACCAGCACTAAATTCTTTGACATCTCCATAGACGTTCTGTACTAGCTCGATACCATAGCTCTGACAGGTGATCTCAATAATGTCGTCAGAAGGTGAGAAGGAAACATCTGTGATTACTCCATTGAGAACCTTCTCGAGCTCGTCAGGTTGATTGTCGTACCCTAGTCTCAGCTGCATGGCAATGCCTGGCTGCAACATGAGAGAGGCAATTGGGTTCTCTAGGCCAGTATTAGCTGCGCCTGGTGCGAGACTTTCCTTCGCTAAAGTGTCATCGGCTTTCCTTGGCTCGGTCTCTCGTCCCTGTCCCTGGAACTTCCGGTTACTAAGGACACCAGAAACATTGGTAAGTCGGATGATAGCAAGATCAGCAGGGAGCTTCTTGTTTCGGACCACCTCAATATCAACGACTGAGCTATAGCCAAAGAAGTCATCGAACTTATACTTCTTCCGCTCCCCCTCATCTGACTCAATGAAGTAGAGCTTGAAGGTAGGATAGGCTCTCATAATAGAGTAGCCCTGTGTCTTGATAAGATCCTTCTCTAGCTGCTCGACACTCTTAGTGAACAAAGATTCGTTGGTGGGATCGAAGCCGACGATTGGGCCAGGAGACTTATGGAACTCACTATCTAGGACCTCGAGGGGAGGAAGGACAGAAGTCTTGTTCGCATTGGCTCGGACTTCAAAATGAAGATGAGCTCCTGTCGAGTACCCTGTGTTCCCTACTTTACCAAGAGGATCTCCCTTCTTGACATAGACTGGCTCGTTGCTCTCATAGAAACGCTTAGACAATGCCTGAATCATTGGTTCGTCTGGCCACTGGAGATGTGTGTAGACAGTGCGGTAGCCTCCTGCATGTATCAGACGAATGGTGACTGCCGTATCATGCTGCTTCAGCCGAATCTTTTCACGTAGTTTCAAAGGGTCTCTTCCCTGTGACTCTTTATACTCTCCCCAGGTCTCGTTGTAGGTAAGATACTTGTCCGGGATTACCTCTATCTTCCCATCTGCTGCGGCAAGGACCGTCAACAGTTTAGAAGTATTCCCAGGCCCACCGTTACGGACGATGTCAATCCCTCTATGAGGAGCCGTGGAGATACCACCTCGGACCACACCGAAGTGACTAGATATATGCGTGTTCTCACTCTCAGATGTTGGCCAACCCCATTCAGGGTCTGCATTAGGATCTAGAGATGGAGGAGGCTTAACATAGGAAGAGGCAGGAAGATGGTCCAAGGTATCCTTGATTCCAAAGCGATGCTGTGCAACCTCTGCCCCGCGTGCACCTGTCATAGTCTTTTGGGGGCGAGTTTTTATGGTCTCGAGATAGAGATCTGCTCCAAGAGTAATTTTCTTCAGAGCCATCCCTCCTAACGTAGAGAGAGCTGACGAGAGGGCCCCTTCCTGATCGGGAGCTACGAGCACAGATTTTTTTCCAGCCTCTGTAGTACGAGAGTCAGCAGCTCGAGATTTGAGCGTGTTGATGGCTGTTTTTCTAGACTCAGGGAGAGTCTTTGATACTAGCCACTCAGCCCATTTCTTTATTCTAGTAGAAACTCTATCAGCATCACGACTGGGGCCCCCAGCAACAACATCTTCACGTATCTGTCCTGCGCGATCTGGACCAATAATTGTCCCCTCATAGACCTCTGTTAGCCAATCGTCCTCAGCCTGAAAACGCTTGTCTCCTTGTACAGTTATGATTGCAGTCTTCGCAGCATTGATTACATCGTTCCCAATCAGTTTGTCTGAGCCCTCTATCTGTGGGTTGTACAAATAGAAATCTGGATTGATCAGGCTTGCAATACCAATGTTATACAGCCCAAGGTTCTCTAGCTCATGAGTATCTTCAAGATACTGAGCTACACGATCATAACTGTCATCCTGCTGAAGAGCGTTAACCACTTGAGAAAGAGGAAAGTCCGGATAGGCGTTGTTCCCACCGGCAGCTGTTGAAGCAGAGATAAGCTCACGGACACTTTCGAACTGCTTCAGCTCAATCAGTTCTGAGTTGAGAATGCGATCAGCTAATTCAGAGACCTTCCCAGTAAAGAGATTCATAGCCTCCTGGCCAGGACCGAGCGAAGCAATATCATGTGTCTCTTTTGTGCGATCTGCTATTAGAGTATTTAGCTGTTCTCTTTCTTCCGAAGAAAGGTCCTCTCCCTTACCAACCTTTTCCCAGAGGCCGAGAACTAAGCCAACATTCTTTTGTGGAGCTATTACTGGCTCAAAGTTAACAACACCGGCCAGACCAGCAGTTCTGACTGGGGCACTACCAAATCCTTTCGGAGGGGGAGTTGGACCAATCTTAACCGCAGCGCGGCGTTCTTGAATAAACGGCAAGAGGTCCTCCGCTAATCTTTTCCCAGCTACTGCATTTCCATCCACAACATTAATAAGCATAAAGGCCAGATCTGCTATTGACGACTCAGTAATCAAGTTCAAATACTTTAGAACCTCCAACATAGTGAGATGTAGATAGAGCCCATATTGTGTAGCCGAATTAGCATAAGCATCTTCGGTTCCGTCCCGGGTCCCTCCATACCTATAGGAAGAAGCAACATCCCTGTTATATAGATGGATAGATCCTTCGTCATCTGGGGCCAAATCACCTGCTCCAATTAGAGGGAGACCAGCAAGCCCTAAGACAGGGCCTAAGGCTGCTGCTGCAACAGACCCAAGACCTGACACTCCTACTCTAGCCTTTCCTACTATTGGAAGTTTATCTGAATCTACACTGAAGCCAGACTTTGAGTTAAAACTAAAAGCATCTGAGACAAACTCGAGAGATTGACCAAGTACGTCGAGCACAGCATTCCTTAGCTGATAGCTAGAGGTAAACGATGTTCCTGCTACCAGTTTCTCTTGGGTCTCAGGGGTGACCGGGTTGTCGACCAGAGTGAAGACTGCACTGTAGGTTCCCGGTTTACCAGGAACAGTAGAGGTGCTCATGTCCTCTACAATGAATTCTTTGAGCCCACAGAGATTAACGAGCTCGTTACGGAGACGTATGTTCCTCATACCAGCGGGGACCTGGCGCATCTTCCTTCCCTGGCTCTCTACCATGTTGTACCAGGTAGCAAGAGCTGCAATCCCGTCCTCATGAGGAGTCAGGATAGAAAGAGAGACGATACCATCTGTGCTTCCAATGTGTTGAAAGGTTGGATAACAGTGTCCGGTCATAGGAATGGTAGCAAGTGTATTCTCGAAACTGATTGAAATTCCTGTGATAATTAGACCCATGTCATCAAAGGCAAATACTTCCTCCTTCTGCATGAGTAACTTTGACTCTGCTCCTGTTCCTTCTCCCTTTGCTGCCTCCTCTAATGTGATATCTAGCCTGTCATGCCATTCAATGATTGAACCACGCTTATCTGTTGTGACGTTCCAATCTGTTCCCTCTCCTACTAGGACACCCATAGAGGCAAGCTCTTTCTCCTTGCTTGCGATCTTTCCTCTGAGAACGCTCTTCACGTCTTCAAGACGAGGGGCTTCTTCAGGGAGATCGATAAAGGAGGAAGTATTCCAGACCTCTCTTACTGGGGCTATGTTCATGTCCAGTTGTTCTTTAACCTGGACGATGAGAGCACCGGGCATTCCAGCAAATTCACTTGTTCCAATCGCTGGAGTGAACTGTGTATACTTCACTATCTCGCTGTCCATCTCTTTGAGGGCAGCTATGTCGCTCCTTAGAGCATTGAACATCTTCTTAGCGACTAGCATGTACTGGCTGACAAACATCTCTGTACCAGGAGTAGAGAGGTGACCCACTTCAGCGTCTCCAGGATAGGGACCGCGCATCTGCTCAGCCTTATAGAGGAGCCTCCAAGCCTTAGAATGCTTAGGGTTCCGGACGCCCTTGGGAATGAAGATGTCCTCACGGAAGATGAAGTCGTTAGAATAAGGGAAGTAATTGAACCAGGAAAACATTAGATTCAGTGTGAGAACATTAGTATCTGAACCAGCAGCATCAACTATCTCGAGCTGCTTGAGTGCAAGAACCATGGCTTGGTCATTCTTATCGTTGGCGAGACCTAGGACACTCTTACGGATGAAAGCATTCTCAACCCAGCAGAAGGGAGTGACGCGAATCTGGGAGACAAGGTCACGTAGCTTCTTTAGCTCATCACCTTGATCAACTATCTGAATTGTGACAGCAATATCAATCTGTGAGTATTCAGAGCTCAGCTTGATAGACGAACGGGTACGCAGAGTCGACCAGTAGTTGTTACTGGAGTTCCTCATGACCCTGATGTTCTCTGGAGGAACTACAAAGTCAATGTCGTTGATTTGGAAACTGCCGGTATCGGTCATGCGCTCCTACCCGAATATCTTGTCAGCCATAGTGTATGGATTGTTGCTAGACCTACTGTCCCTGACGTTTAGATTAACAGAACTTCCACCACCCGTCATCCCCGATATAGAGGAGGCCAGGCTAGATGGAGTCACCATGAAGTTGGATCGAGCTCGAACATGTGCTCGTGTACGAGGAGGACCAGCCAAATGTACAGCATTCTGATGCATCATACCAGGGGCAGAAGGAGAACCCATCTGGGCAGAGACCTGCATATCGTCTTGCTTCATGCGACCAGCTCCCTTTCCTCTATTCAGACTCACTCGTGTCTGCATCCCTCGTCCTGAGCCTACAGTCTCATTAGGAGAAGAGAGAGCAAGGGACAGAGCGATAGCACCAGCAAGGCCATAGCCAATAGGCTTATGGTGACGGATCATCCCGCGCCCTGCCTTGCCTAGCAAGTTCTCTATCGTCCCTCGAGCCCCAACAGCTTCTCCCATTGCGTGACCACCAGAGAAGCTCACAGTCTGTAGGAACTGCTTAATCGCACCAGGCTGGAACAATCGTCCACCAGTGCCACTGATCAGCTGAGCCTTAGCGAGCTCTCCAGATTTTTCAAACTTGTGTAGTGACGACATGAGTCCCTTAGCGGTTCCCTCTACGTCAATGCCACTTAGTTTGTTTCCAAGACTAAAGCCCAAAGCCTTCTCTGCGTCACGAGCTCCAGAGATAGCCAGGTCCTGACTCAATAGCTTTTGGCCAGCGGTCCCCGGCTTAACAATCTCGTTGATCTCTCCGATTAGAGAGGTGGCATCCCGCTGAGTAAATGAGCGACGGATAGCTTCCATCTGTGCTTCAAAGGAAAGGGTCTTCTCTCCAGCAATATGTTTACCAGAGATAGGTGTCTGTTCTAACCACTCGAGCAGGAACTGAGCATCAGCTAATTTCTTCCCTTTCATATGCTGGAGGGAAGCTCTGCGGGCTGTAGTCAATTCAGTGGAGAGGAAGGGGACCTCGCGTTGAGTAATCCCCAGCTTTGCGATATCTCCATATACGTTCTTCTCTATTTGTGCCAAGGTCATAGCCCCTGCGCTCTTCTTAGCCTTAACTAGCTGTAGCCTCATCTGATGCTGAGCATAGGCAACCTGGTATTCGTTACCAGCCATTTGGTTAAAGTGGGCCAGCTGTTTAGCTGACTTAGGGCTAACCAAGAATGCAGACAAGGCATCAGCGTCTTTATCAGCTGCCATACCTAACATAGGAGAAAGATTCATCTGGTGGACCTCTCCACCGATGTTCATGCGGACCTTCTTCTCTGCTACAGCAATACTGTCCTCGAGAGTATCTACTGCCTCAAACATTACAGGCTGTAGAGAGAAGGCCCCAATAAGTGGGTCACGAGCCACCATTCCCTGTACCTTTCCTGTGCTCTTGAACTGCTCGAACATCTCGGTAAGCTCTGAGCCATACATGCCAGTGCGTCTCATCTCACCAAACATATTCTCGATGTGGCTCTTCGATATGCCAACAGTGTTTAGGTCAGTGGGAGTATAGTTCCCTATCTGGGAAACTGCTTTGAGGCGTCGAGAGCCAGTGACCTTTCCTCTTAGAAAGCCACCAAGGCCTTTACCAGCAGGGGCTGCTTGGCCTGCAAGCTCAGCCATTGCTTTCTTCATATAAGAGTCCATGGCCCCTGCGCCTAGATCACCAGAAGCAAAGGCTCCACCTCTCTCTGCTATACGGTGATAGACGTCAGGGAGGTAACCGGCAATCTTCCCGGTAGGTGTAGCATGCGGCTGCATAGCTGGGGTATTGACACCTGGGACAAAGACATCTGGGCGTCCCTCTCCCATCTTCATCCACCCTCCACCGCGTTCAATGAAGTTCTGGAAATCACCTCGAGAATATGGATGCTTAGAAACGTCCCAGTCAGCAGTACCAGGCATACTAATCTGGCCCTGCATAGAAGAAAGACTCTTAGTGATATCTTCAAAAGCAGACACTTTCTCAGGAGAGGTAATAGCAACTCGGCGAGCGAGATCATCTGCTAGTTCACTTGCAAACGGAGTGTCTCTATACGGAGCTCCTTCAAGGATATCAAACACACGAGGTTCAATATTTCCCAGGCCTCCTACGCCCTCGTGAGGTCCACCCCACGTAAGCTGAGCCCCACCAACAGCAATGCCACGGAACATTTCGCGGAAAGTCTGCGTACTGGTAACACCTGCACTGGAGGCCATTTGGTATGCTGCCTTAGCTCCAAACACTTTGGGAACAGCACCAAAGATTCGACCGAACTCCTCTCCAGTAACATTCCCGTGTCTGACAGCAAATCCCATGGCCCTCTCAACAAAAGCTTGTTGAGACTTCTGTGTACGATCCCAAGTGTGAGCAAACGACAGGGGCTTACGCATGAAGCGCTCTCCCCATGGGCCGAGATCCTTATCTAACATAGTCTGGTACATACCAGTCATGATCTGTTTGTTCAGCTTGGCCGGATCTTTTACAAGGTCATCGAAGGATGCGAGTACATCTACTGGAGCTCGCATTCCGAATCCACGGCCAGTAGAGAAACGCATCAGGTCGTCTTCAGTAAATCTAGCGAGAGCCTTTAGGTCACCAAACCACTTCTCTTGCTGACCAAGGCGACGACGATTCATCTGCCACAGTGTGACAAAGTCTCCCTTATTAACGTCTTTGAAATTCTCGATGCCCATGATGGCACCCTCTGCAGCTGAAGGGGCGGTGACCAATGCTCCAGTCTTTGCGCTCCTTCCAAGAACAGTACCTGGAGCAACAGTCTCTCCTGCACGAATTGCGTTCATTACGTCTCTGTCTACAGCAGTAAGATGAGTAGAAGTAGCATACTCTTGTTGCATGATACCTTTAACGCGAGAGCTCATAAGAGCTTCACCCTCATTAACCCCTAGTCTCTCTAACTCGCCAGCATACTTCTCTGGATCGACATAGGCTGTTGTAAGGTAAGGGGCAGAGGCATAAGCTTCCCGAGCTGCTGTGTCAAAGGCTCCTAGCTCAGCGACGGAGGCTGCTCGAGCTTGAGCTTCTCCTGTGTATCCCCACGCACGAACTGCCTGTTGTGGCGACCTTCCCATTGCTGTGCGACGTGGCGTTGGGTACAAATCAGCGATGTCGAATGTTTGTGCCCGGCCCTTTGATACACCAGTTGCACCCACTCCACCAAACAGTTTCCTCTCTTCCATAATCGACATGTACTCAGCAGTCCTAGGATCTCTAGTAGAAGCTTTCCAATTGAATGGTCCCGTCTGATCAACTGCCTCTGTCGCTATTCTGATATCAACTTGCTGGCCACGAAAATCTCTGTAGCCTTGCATCCATGATGGTTCTAATCCTTCTGGCATATTGGGCAGTGTCTCTAGTTCACGGAAGATAGAAGTGCTCATCGATTTGATGGCAACATCGAGCTCACCTTGAGAACGAATGCGACCTTCTTTGAGAGCAGGCATAATAGTTGTTTCAAATTCTCTCAGGAAATACTCATGGCGAGCCATCGACTTGTACTTGAAACCGCCTCCGTCTTGAGGCGTAGCAAGAAGAATATCAGGAGAGATATAACGAGTCTGGAGAGACTGGCCCATGAGCATGGTCCCATCACGGGTAATAGGAAGATTGAACCCTACCTCGAGCCCTCCTGCTGCTTGCCAATGAAAACGATAGGCTTCTCCAGGAAGGCCTGGGCGTGTGATCTGTTGAGCGAGCCCCCCTGTTGCTCCAAGACCTTTTGTAATATCATTGAAATAACTAGAGACTCCGGGAATCATATCCACAGGGTTAATGGTCGAGGGCTTGAGCCTCAATTCGCGAACAGAGGAGATGTCTGGAAGGTTTCCTAGCTTGGACTGCTGCCAGCTGAGGACATCTACGTTCTCTCTGAAACGCGCGGTCACCCTCTGCATCAGGTTAGACTGGTTACGACCTACCGTCTCTCTAATAGCCGTATATACGTCCTGAGGATTCTTATAGGTTCCTAGCTTTGAGGTAAAGGACAGGAGCTTCTGCTTGGACATAGGATCTGCCGCTGCCATAGCTTGTTCCCATGCCTGTTGGGCTACCCGTGCCCCTTCCTTCTCTAGGAAGAACTTCTCCTTACCTCCCATATAGCGTAGGAAGTCAGCAACAGAAGCCTCCCCTTTAGCAGCAGAGCCTGTTCTCATAGCTCCTAGAAGAGAAGAGGTAGTACCTACTTCTGTGGTACCTGCACGGGATTGCCTTACAGCAGCCGCTACACCCGCTACAACAGGAGCACCTATGATGGCAGACTCTAGTAGACCTGGGCCGTCATTAGCCATTAGAACCAGTCCCTCCTAGCTAAGCTATTGTAGTTAGGTTGTTCGTATACCTGCATTTGAACGGAATCTGTACCAGCAGGATCGAAGACTGTTCTCGTAAACACGTCTCCCTCCATCCGGTTTGTCATTAGTAACCCACTGATTCTATCATGGATTTCCCCTCGAGACAGAGTTCCCTCTCCTACAATAGGTTCAATTGCCTGATTATTAATGTAAGGCTTGTTAGCCATAGCCTGTGCTCGGCCTGGCCAGAGGTCATACTCGTGCATATCCTCTCCCCAGTTCTGAATAACCTTTAGCTTTACGTCATCAAGGTCCACAGAAGGGTGCCACCCTACCCAGTCTGGGCCAGGAAGGGTAGATAATTGGGTCAGCAAATGGGTCTTGCGATACCAATCGCCATAGTTTTCTCCAGGTGAACGACTCTGCAGGTATGCCGAGTTCAGATCTTTGCTTGTCGGGAAGCCTTCAGTAGCAGCTTCATCGTAAATCTTGTCGATGAGCACGTCTGCTTCAGCTAATTCAGAGCCACTGAGCAGTTCATCCTTCTTCGCGCGACGTACTTCGTCCGCAAACATGACCTTCCACTGTGCAACATACAGTGCTTTTTCGTTTCGAGGGACCATCTCAAGGATCTTGGCACGTTCAGCTTCGGTTTCTGCACCTGCAAACGCGTTGAAGTAGTCTCGATCACGTCTCGGTAGAGCTCGGAAGATGGCACTGAAGTTTCTCGTGTACGGATTCAGACCAAATAGGGTCTGGTCCTTCTGACTTTCGAACTCTCGGAGTGCTGCAGAGTCCTGATTCTCTCGAGCAATGTTAGATAGACGAGAGTATTTCACATATTTTAGGACATCAAAGTAGTCTTCGAGCTCACGACGACGTGCAATGTGACTGGGAACTCCTTCATATCCAACAGCTTGTGCCCCTAACCAGAACGATGGGCGCATGAAGTCACGGAAAGGATGGTTCCAGAATGCATTCTCGGTTCCATAAAGCTGAGTTCTTTCATAGTGCTCAATAGCAGTACGCTGGTGAACCAGCTTAGCACCAGGAGAGATAGGTGTCATCTGGTCCAATGCAGTCTCGGCATTGTGAGACAAGGCCTCCCAGTAGCCACCGAAGTACTTTGCAAATAGGCCACTTTCTCCATCCTTGTCAGCCTTGAGTCTATTTATAGCCCCTATGATATTGGAAGAATCTTCCCCATCGTAATAAACCTTATCTCCAAAGAGCCCACCAGTAGAGGTAAGGTGCTTATATTCCTGGAACTCTACCCTAGTCTTCTTCTGCTGCAGCTGGTCCTGGGTCTGTTGGAATACCATCTCCTGACTCTCAGTCCAGCTCTCCTCCTTACGGGCCCTATTCACCATCCTAAGATGGTCTTTATAGTTCTCTGTATAGGGAGCAACATCAGCTAGTATCTTATACTTGTGAATTAGTGGGTAGTCCTCTGGGGAAACACCTTCGAGCTCTGGGTAACGGGCCTCATAACCTCGTCCTGGGAGCCGTAGCTCGCCCTCAGGGATCTTTATATAGGGGTCACCATGTAGGAAGTCTGGAGACTTCGACCCGGGGCCTGGGAGCCATCCTGGCATCATGTTTGGAATCGGGTTGTACAGGGGGATCTGGCGACGTCTATGGGGGTACAAACGACGGAAGGCTTCTGTAGTACCCATGAGTCCACCAAGCTCGAGGTCCCAGTAACTACGCTCAAAACCAAACATACGACGGGCACTCTCAAGCCTCTGTGTTTGGTCAAACCAGTCTGGGGTACCAGTCATCTGCTCTTTCATACTCATCATAGTAAAGCCTGGAAGACCTATCATCTCCTGTAGGCGATAGATCTGTTCACCGACTATACCTGTTGTGTCATATGGAGTAGTGGGGACACCTCCGGGTGTCTCCCCAATCTCTGTAGCAATCCTCTGTCCGAACCTAGGAGGCTCAACTAGAGCTCCTTCTGAAGAGAGCCAGTCATCTTCGTGCATGATACGCTCAGGTTTGATAGCTCTGCCAACAGTCGCAGCAAGCAATGGTCCGACAAAGGGGACATCTTCAAGTGGCAAAGCGGAAACAGGGTATGGGCGCTCCTCATAATGTTTCTCTTCTAGGGCATAGGTGAACTCAGACTGGAACCAACGCTGGATCGGAGACAGAGCTTCTGCGTCATCGCCCCAGATACCTTCGTTCTTTGCATCCATCCTCATGCGTGCGTACCAGTGAGGACGGAAGTAGGCAATGCGTTGTCCCTCAAAAGCTGATCGACCAAACTCCCACCAACGACCACGGCGAACAGGGACTTCCTGTGCTCCAGAGTAGATGGCTTCGAGTTCTTCAGGACTCTTCTCTGGAATCAGAGAGCCTGGAAGGAAAGGTACGATTGATAGTGCGCCGGCAAGACCGCCGATGATACCTGCCAGCTTGACTGGACCAACCTTTCTGAACAGCTTGAAGGAGAGCTCACCTGTTCCTTCGGCAACTGGCTTCGCAATTCGACGCCAGAGATCTCCCATCTTCCCAGGGCGAGCATAGATACCAGACTCTTGAGTAAGAGAGCGACCCCACTGAGCAAGGCGAGTTTGTTTTCCATACTCAGATGCCCACTCTTCAGCTGCGGCTCGAGCTTGTACTGCAGTGGCTCCCCGGGTTTGTTCCCGAGCCATGTACCCAACCTTGAGACCATAGGCTGCGCCGGTACCGAACATGGCTCCCATCAATGGGAAGGCCATTAGTCGAGAGAAGTCTGTGCTACCAGGGGCAAGATCCTCTTGCCAATTCCTGTAGTCCTGTAGTCCAGTAGCCTGAGCAACTCGAGATGCTAGCAGGTTAGCTCTGGTGATAGCTGTGCCGGCAGCAACTGAAGTTCCCTCTTCGAGAATGGTCCCTTGAGTTAGAGCGCTCCCACTGGTCATCCAGTCCAGTGTCTGGTAACCCATGTAGGCGAGAGGAAGATAGAGACCATACTTTTTGAGCAGGCCTCCCATCATTCTGCCACCAGTAGATTCTGGTACTGCTAGTGTTGGCCTGATTCCTTTACCAAAGATCTTCTCAGTAGCCTTCTCAACAAAGCTTTGCCCTTTGGAGAAAGCAGTATCGAATGGAGGCATCTGTGCAGGGAGACGAAGGAGAGTATTAAAACGGGAAACCATAGCGGTTCCCCAGGCGCTTGCATGTCTCCAGGCTGCCTGTCCTCTAGTGTGTCCACCTACTACTGTTGTGGGCATACCTCCTACGAGAGGAGGCTTGAATTCTGGGAACCCTTTAAGAGGTTGCACCTTACCGTAGAAGACTTCTGGATTATCGACTGGGGCTCCAACTACACGCGCCCACGAAGAAGTTAGCTTAGCGCTAGCATCTGGAGCAGTTCTGATCCCAGAAGCAAAAGGCAGTGCGACTTCGTCACTCTGTCCCCAGAAGAGCTTCGAGTCTCTGAATGCTAGACCCTCAGAGAGGACACGGCGGTAGGTAGTCCCAACACCAGGGTAGTTGCGCTTACCTATTAGTGAAGTGTAGTACTCGGCAAGCTGTTTTGTCCCTGTTCCCTCGGCCGCAAACAACGATGGTGGCAGCTGGAAACCAGCTCGGGTTGATGTCTCAAACTGTGAGAGAAAAGGACCAGCAGAAAATGTACGAAAGATATGAGCAGGAGAGTACTCCTCGAGGACACGAGCTCCTCGAGCATACAGGTCCCAGACACGACCACCTTTCCAAGGAGCATACCCAAGAGCTACTACTCCTGCAACAGCTCCAGCCTTACCGAGCATGCCAGTTGCTGGATAGTCTTTCCTATAGAAATCTTCTTGCTGGTCGGCTGTCCACATAGGTGGAGATCGACGAGGATCTTGCAAAGAAGACCCATAATAAGGGCGACCATAACCTGGAGTATAATTATCTGGCACTACTTAGTCTTGGCAGACCTGCGGCGTTTTCGAGACTTCTTGGGTTTTACCTTACTAACCTTAGCTTCAAGCTCAGCTATCCTTGTCTGTTCTTCCTGGACCATGAGCAGATTTGCTTTCTTGTTTTCTTGTTTTTGTTCTTCCAGGGCTGCCAATCTCTCCTCTGGGCTCATGATCTTAACCTTCTCTCCTTTCTTCATCTGTTCTATGTATTCATGATAGACACTAGGAACATCATCCATTGATTGCTTCTCAAAGATTACAGCATCAACTTTATCATGCCCAGCCAACGCTGCCAGGTGCTCAACATGGTCCTTCTGGCCGATGATTGTCTGCTCCTCCTGAGGAGCTGCTGGCTGTTGCTCTCTCCAGGCTCTCTCGAGCTCTTCTGGAGGAGGTAGTTTTTCAACACGGGGCCTCTTCTGATCCTGCTGGTCAGTAAAGGAAATAGGCTGTTGGAGAACTCCTACCTGTATAAGCTTACGTTCAGCCTGAGCCAGCCTTGTCATGAAGGTGTCATAGTCCATAGCATAGACCTGATCAGGGGTATATGCCGGGAAAGCTTGAGTTATCAAAGCTGCCATGTCATGGACTACAGAGGTAGCGTCATGTCGACATACAACAAGGCGCTGTTCGATATCATCTAATGTGGATGGCCCAGAGTGAGCCATGATTGCCTGAGCAACTGCTGATACAGTCCCTGCTGGGAGCTTGCTCATGTTATCGACGAAGACTTGGTTGAGAACACACTTCTTGAAGGCCTCATCCTCGAGCACAGCATGAGGATATGCCCGAAGAGCAAAGCGTGTTTGCAAGTCTAGGAACTCACCGATAGTTAGAGGGCGCCACGGAATAGTCTCCCCATCTGGGAATACAGAAGCGAAGACTGAATCGTGCTGCTCCCTTAGCAGGAACAGCTCTCTCATTACAACTTGATTACGATCTGAGATGCAATCCGTGGATCCAAGAAGTTAGAGTTGACCATGATCTGCTCGTGGAGCAGAGTGATAGTCCCACCCTTCTGGGCCATAGCTATCATCCCTAGGGGAGAACCCCAAAGAACGCACCTGTGTACTACCTCAGCTTCTACAGCGAGCTGTGTCAGTTGCTGTTCAACAGCGGCAACACTAACCTCTGTGAACTCGGTACGGGTAACAGGGCGCCAGATAAACATCTCTGTATCGCTGGTGCCAGAGGCATAGACCGATCCGTGCTCTTGCTTCCATCCTTCCATGATCTCCTGGGTAGGAGCTCCTGGGAAAACAGCAAGGGCCTCGGCCAGATTCTTAATCTGCTCCTCGACTGCTTGTTCTTCCTGAGTCTGTTCTTGTTCTTCGACCTTAGCGGTTTCTTCTAGAGCTTCCATTGCTCCTCCTTTATGACTGGTCTCCAAGTGTTATAGCAAATCCCTTGCGATAAAGGAATAGGCCTCCTGGATTGGGAGGCCATCAATAGCCACTTGTTTTGATTGACCAAGAATATAAACGTCTTCTAGCTTCTGGACAGTGTGGTGGATATTATCATCCCCCACATAGTCTCCAAAAGCGACATAGATGTCAAAAGGATTCAACGCTGGATCGTCAACATGTCGACCCATCCCTGTGTCAACAGTAATGGATCCTATATTTTCCTTCTTTGGTGCGCCCCAGACTCTGTTCTCGAACATCTCAAAAGCATTCTCTGCTCTACCTACTTTCCCAGCGGCACGTTGAGAGCTAGAGAAGCCCGTTAAAGAAGCATGGGCAGCTAGCTCTTGTAGCTGATCGACAGGGAGCCCGAGATTACCATTAATGACTTTTTCAATATTTGCCGTAACTGTCTCTTCTCCAATATACTTTCCCTTGTCTGATTTCACAGCAGAGAAGGGAGTAAACTCGCCCTTTACTAGAGCCTTATAGCGTTGTAGGACAAGCCACAAATAGCCAGCCTCTTTGAAGTTGATAGTGAACTGGCCCTGTACAATTACGTTCCCCTCCGCCACGGCGTCAAATAGACGAGAGGCATATCCATAGAGAGGAGTACGAGACTGAGTGACAGCATAAGACATACTAGTGACCTCATCTATAAGTACATCGCCAATATAGATAGCCACCTGTGCGCCCGAGAAGTAATCATTGTTGTAGATACCCCTTCGGTCTAAGGTAGCCCCATGAGTATCCCAAAAGGATTTCTCTGATTCGCCCTGAGGATCAATAGCCATTAGAGCCTTCTCCCTGAGCGCCTAAGCCCCATACTCTCCAGGTATCTAACATATCTTCTTCCACCTGCTACAAGAAGCTCGGACGCAGTCCTTTCTCTTCCTTTACTCCAAATACCTCTATCATTCTGAGAGAGCTTCATTCTGCCTACAGAGGTCATGATGTCTACATCTCGAGCGACAAAGTTAATCACCTGTTCTGTCAGTAGATCTTCTACGGACATAGTAACTCCATCATTCATGAACTCAACACCATAGATCCCCATACGGGAAATGGAACCATATTCATTAGCGAAGAGAACGGTAAGATCCATTGGAGGAAGTTGATCAGGAATGAGAGTTGAGACTTCAGTATCTGCTCCCATTTCTCCTGCAGTCCTGGCGTCTCCCATCGCACGAATCAAGGGAGCAAGGGCATGCTCATTGAAGAGAGTGAAGATCATCGAACCACCAATAGTCCTAGGTCCACGGGTATATCCCTTTACATAGCCTTGGCCCAGAGCCCTTACCCCCATCTTCTCACGGTGGCTCTGGACACTGATAGTCTGTAGGGTAGCCAAAGTAAGAGTATTGGTAGCTGCATCATCCATCTCTTTGATGTGATCAATGCGGCGCTGTAGGCCATCCTTGATGAACTGATGTTCTGCCTTCATAGCAAAGGCTACACGAATCATTCTCTCGTACCCAGCTGCAGAAAAGCCGTGTCTGTTGAATATTCCGAGGACGATAGGAACAGCAAGATCCTTAGCTGGACTGTCTGTCCCGTCTGCGGCACCTCTTATATATAGACCAGCAACTGTGAGAAAGTGTCGCTTGAGATCCTCATAGCTAGAACGGATGACGGCGTCAACATCCAGCGGATTCATGTTGTTGATGATATTCTCACAAGCAGCTACAACCTCTACTGAGGTATCGACCTCTTCCTTGAGAGCCGCGATCTGTACGTCCTTGTCCACTCTGCCGTACAAATGGGCCACAACCTTGATGTCGCTTCCAGAAAAGCTACTACCAACCCACTTGATCTCACTATGTTTGTCTTGTTCGACAGGAAGATTATCCTTTTCTCTATGATATTCCTGTCGGATTAAGGCAGGGAAAGAGTCTTCTTGAAGGAGGACTTCACCGGGTTGGAACTGTTGCGCCTCGACGGCAGCAAGATCAGGAGGGCCAGAGTCTGATTTAACATTGATTGGTCGATCGCCTGGCATCAGAACTCCTTGTGAGAAGCACCGGGATTAACCGATGCTCCTCTGTATCTTAGAATTATGTATATAGTTGACTAGTTAGACCAGGAAGCTCAACCTTCTGCCAAGGTACGAGTGTCCTAGCGATATAAGTGTTCTGCATCTCAGACGTAATGTCGTCAATCGAAACACCATATCCCTCATTGAGTAGCTCAACACCGAAGATCCTCATGACAGCAAAGCTGCCGTACTCGTTAGCCGCTGCTAGTGTGATATCAAACGGAGGAATTTGATCTGAGAACCATGGAGCCATGGCAACCTGATCAGATCCAACATTAGTGATATCCGACTCGATATTAAAATCTGGATCGTCAAAGTCTACTGCCACATTAGGGTCAGAGACTTGAGCAATCGGTAGAGTCGTCACCGAAGCGTCATTGGTATTCTGAGGAATGAAGTCATCCTTATCGGCCAAAAACTTCGGAGCAGTTCCTGCACCATGTTTTCGATCAGCGATCATTCCAAAGAGACCAAGTAGAGCATGTTCATCGAACATGAGGAAAATTAGGGTACCAGCAATGCCACGTTTACCGCGCGAGAAGGATCTAGGATCCGCTGATCCCATAGTATACAGAGGGGCTTTCTCTCTCGTAACCGAGTACGAGATAGCCTGAATCTCTGCAATAACCTTGCTCCCGAAAACAGCCTTAATGTCTACGCCGGAAAAACTGTGGTAGCTCTTTCCAAATTGATTATCTGCTGTGTTGGCCATTTACTTCTCCTTATACCGCCGCCAAAGCTACGGAGACAGTGATTCTACGTAGTTCGAAGGCTGGTACTAGTTTTAGTTCAACTGTGGCTTGTCCTAGTACCCTCTGTTGTGGTGTGATAATGAGCTGGAACTCAAAGCGACGTATTACCCCATTCTTAACAAGGTTCTGCAATACACGCTCAAGAGCCGTCTCGAGAGCTGCAGTTTGAGCTCCCGTCATTGCTTCGCCTAGGAATGGTTCTCCTACGTCGCGAATCGCGTCCATCGAAGCCTTGACCTGACGCATGGTTGACAGACGCTGATAATCAGAATCTGGACGTGCTGCTGTTGGACCATCGCTGACTACGATTCCACGCTTCTTAGCATGGAAGGTAACAAAGCGATAGCCTGCAAGCGTGTCAATCTTAGCTAGATTAAGACGGAATGGCAGTCTAACACTGTTCAACAGTTTGTTTGTAGGCGCACTGTTAACAGCTAGTGCAGAGTAGAACCCTGCATAAGTGGCAGCACCAGACGCAACGTAGGCTGACGTTCTGCTTGAGTTAGCCAGAACAGGCCATGTCGCCACGACACTGAGATACTTACCAATATCGACCAGGTGATCGTTGTCATCCTCTAGCTGGGTACCATCCAACCAATGATCATCAGTAGCGATGAAACCACCGTATGCCAGACCCTCGACTCCGTCGATGGTAAATCCTGGCGTACCAGTTACTCCTCCACTTGCTAGACGACCGGCTAGGAACTTGTTCCCTAGCAGTCCAGTACCATTGCCACCAGAAGCCACAACTCTATTACCGTTTGCGTCGGTTTCTAGAGTTGGTGCGGTTCCTACCCACTGTGCTGCTCCCTTGAGAGAGTAACTCGTAGGTGGCTTGACACCAATTACACCTGTCATGTCCATGTTGTCTGTAGCCTGGCGGTAACAGAAATCAGCCAGCTGATAACCGAAGTTGACTTCATGGAAGTCTCCTGCGGTCAAAGCCGTTCCGTCAGTCGTCGCAGATGCAGTTGCCGATCCTACCCCAGAAGAGGTAAAGACCTGTGCTACAGTGAACGACGGAGACGATGCGTTGGGCTGTTCTGGGAACCACCACCAAAAATAGTTAGTTCCTTCAAACTCTTCTGTGTACAGCATACCGAGAGCGTCGTCAGACGCTGCGGCAACTGGGTACCCAGTAAGAGCAGCAAGGCTCAGGCCAGAAACGGTTGCTTCATTCATATCCCTAACGTTGAGGTCATCTAGATAAACATCCATGGGGACTACTACGTCAATTTCCTGATCCTCGAGCAGTTCATATGCGTTATACAAATGCTCGTATAGTTTCATTCGGGATACGGTAAGACCGTCTGTACCTGCTGTGTATACCGCGCCGCCAACTGCATCTGCTGCAGCTAGTGTTACTGGCACAGAAAGGGTTCCGATGTCCCCTGCGCCAGTAGTTGCGGTACCAGTTACGTCAAGCTCCCTAAGGTCAACGCGATCCGATGGAGATGATGGGATGTTGTCATAGACAAGTTCATCATCCGAAGCGCGCCAAAGTCTTAGCCTAAGGCCAGTGTCATCCCAGAAGATTAAGTAATCAGTGCCGGCAGAGTCATCCTTTGAGACAGTCTCAACAGTGATTCCAGTACCAACACCTGTAAGAGTAGCTGAAGTAGCACCAGTCCTAAATAGGTTGACGTTCTCAGCCCCTCCAACAGAAACTTCATACATACCTCTTGTGAGAGTTCCTTCGGCCTTGCCAAACTCGCTTGCCGCGTCTGCTACGCGTTGCACCCCGTACAAAGTCTCGGACCTACCCTTTGAGGCAGTTCCAAGAATTAGAGAAACGGGATCACTATTAACAGAGTTGGTGATAGTATTGCCATCTTGCTTTACTTCAACAATCCCTGGCAGGTTTTCGCGAGCCATTTAGCAATTCCTCCTTGTAAACATTCTTAAGTAGTATCCATCGCTGGGTTTAGTCTAATGATGATTTCTTCGAGTGTCTTCTGCTTAAATGTGCTTACCTTTTCTGTCTTTACGAAGAAGTCGATCGGTCGGCCATACCATTTGTTCTCGTTTACTCGAACAACAATATCGCTTCCCTGACCTTCCCAGAATACTCTATTGACGCCTTGCATAACAAACCACCAATTGTACTCTGCCATCAAACTCTCAAACCAAAGAGCGCGCCGGTTAGCTGCCTTATTGGTTCGAGCCCAACATGTGAAACGCACTACATTGTCGTACCAGAACCCAAAACTCAGGTTCTTGTACTTTGGATTCTCAGGGTCGTCTAACTCCTCTCTAAACATAGGTCTACGATTGTGGACCTTTGCTTGTCCAGGAGGACCCTGTCCAAAAGCTCCAGGCTGTCTACTGACCAAACTGAAGGTGATTGACTCAGTCATAGACTTGACGTCAGGTTCCTCCTCAGTAAAGGTCACCCGGTTCTTTTGAGATGTTCCGGCTCTATCTTCATAGTTATCTATAGCTTGGCGAACCAAATCATGAAATTCCAGAAGAGATTTCGCCTTGCCAACAGTTGTGGACTTCCCAGGTTGGTACCCGAACACGTCCTCAGTGATCGCAGAATAGACTTGTTGGACTTCGATCCTCGGCCCATCATCTACCAGTTCTTCATCTAGAAGATCTAGAAGTAGACTATCTGTCATTTAGCCAACTCCATTAAGGAACTTCTTCTCTTCCTTATAGCAGTCGAGTTTCCAATACTCGAGCCTACCCTTGTCGGATCGCAAGTCCAATGCACTTGATATACGGTAAAGAGCTTCCCTCTGATATGGACGGACGGGCTGTCCCTCCTCATCCCTAACCAGCTCTACAATCTTGTCATCAGGGGTAATAGAAACGCTGGATCTCAGATAGAATACCATAAGGGGCACGTTCATCAACCCAGGCGGAATGATTTGCTCCCTAATGGCCTGACCAATGTCACTACCGAGGACTACCCGATAGACACTGATAAAGGTTTCGTCCCAGAAGAAACCTTCACCATGACAAAAGGGACAAAAGGTATCGCGGTCGGGCTCATGAGTAACCAAATCAACACAGGGACATCCAAGTAAGATACCATTATTCCTACGCATTTTACGTAGAACCGCTGGCTGACCCTTAGCTATCTCTGGCCATTTTCCATCAAGGAAGTTGATGAGCTCCTGTCTCATATTAGGTTCTGTTCGTCCGTCACCAAAAAGAGTTCTCTGAGCTGGGTTCTTGTCCCAAAAACGACTACTCATTTTTTACCACCACTTCTTCCTATTAACGTTATAGGTTCTTAAATGGCGACGATGACCCGTTGGTCTTACTCTAGTATTCGCAGCAGGATAACGTCTCGAGATGTCGCCAGAGTCAGTACTCTCCCAAGAGCGACTCACATCTGGTCTGTCAACATCCATCTCCCCCTTCACTACATAGGAGGGATTGGTTGCTGCCTTAGCCCAGCCGCCAGCAATCAACTGACCTTCCCATCGGGCCATACACTCTCTCACTCTATTCATACTGTCTCTTACTGTATTAGAGTCATATTCTACACTTAGGTTATCAAGGGTCTTAGACCTGATCGTTCCTGCAGTAATGTTGTTAAGGAGAATAGATGAAGAGAAACAGGAAACATACTCACGGCGAGCATGTTCGTAAAGAGCCGTATTGATCTGGCCGATCTTAAAGGTGAGAACATTAGCCTCGAGACTAGCTTCTAAGATAGCAGTCTGAATAACGTCATCATAGAGGTCTACGATATGTCTACCAATCTCCAACCTGACCTTACGAACGTTGGTATAAGCAGGGCTAGTTGTAGTCATGAACTCAAAGATCTCTTCGTCCTCGAGCACGCTACCATCCTCTGCTTGGATCCCAGAAGCCAATGTCACCTGGACTACATTGTTCACATTGAGCTGAGCAGGGAGACTGAAAATTTGGCCGGAGGCTGAGACGTTGAAGGCCATGACACCAGAGATTGTCTGGGCCGGCAGATCCCCTATCCACTGGTCATGCCAGGCACCACCAGGACCTATGCTAGGGACAGCATAGTCATACTCAAAGATACCTTCCCCAAAATAGGTAGCCACACCAGAGACGACTACAGCATTTGCTGGAACAAATTCCTCTGCATCAGGATCGTAGATATGGACAATAACATTCTGGGCCTGCTGGGATTTCCCTAGGTCGTCCTTGAACCTAGTCCGTAAAGTAATGGTATCTCCGGCCCTTACATTTCTACTCAACGGCCTGCCCTCCTATTAGTGTTGTTTGTCATTATATCTTAACTCTGTCTCTTAGCTAGCGGCGGCTGTACAGTCCAAATAATGAACAGTAATACGAACTGCTCCATCGTCAAAACCAGGATCCCCACCGATGGCAGTTAAACGAACCTCGTCTCCAGCCGCAAAATTTTGAATCGTCGAATTAGTCCAATCTGTATTGTCACTAGTTGTCCCAAGTGCCCCTGAGATTTCACTACCCCAATCTTCGTTACCAAAACCAGTAAGTGGAGCTATGCTATAACTATCTGCTCCTTCAATTGAGCTTGTTACACGAGTAGAAACTGCCACCACAACCGCGCCAGCTGGAATAAAAATGCCCGTAGTGGTGTCACTTGCACCATCCAAGCTACTCAAGACAGTACTAACAGATTTGATATTCAGAGTTTGGCTGTTAGATAAATCATTAGAAATTTCTATATCACCATCACCAAGAACAGCCATACGTGTATTGTCTCCATGTGTCTGCAACAAGATACTCCCTGTACTAGAGCTCCCAGCGTCTGCTTCTCCAGTTCTAATAGAGACATCACCAGTCTCTCCAACTGTATCGCTGTTTCCAGTCCATAGACGAAGTTCTCCACTATCATAATCACCTGCATTTTCAGAGTCCCCAGTCCTAATAGTTATCATTCCACTACTATATGCAGGAGATACATCATTTGTGCGGAGATCTAACGTGCCACGACCTGCGTTATAAAAATCAACATTCGAATCACTATAGAGTCTAAGGGCGGTTGAGGTGAAATAGGTAATAGGACCAATAGAAATTTTATTGCTGGCACCAAGTGCTAAGTCTAAACCGTCCCAGGTCAAGTTACTGTCACCGCTAACAGTATTTGAATCAGAAAAAACAGCTATCTCATTTTGTGCTGGAGTTTCAGCAGCATCGATAGCCACGCTAGTTTCCCATGCACATGTGCCGTCGCCCACGGCAGTCAATAGGTAACCATCAGCAATAGCAGTTGCTGCTAAATCATCGGCCTCAATCTCGTCTGCTCCACCATCATGATGTCGTGAGCCATGGGCAGATACATCTACACCGTCAACATTTCCAGTGACTGTAATTGCTCCAGTAATGGCCAATGTCGACCCGTCCCATGTAAAATTCGTATCACCTTCAATGCTGTCGCTACCGGTGAATACTGCAATACGGTCGTCTTCGCCATCCGTTGCATCAACGCCAGTCCCGCTGAGACCGGATGCAGTCAGGTCAATCTCGGCACCATCATGAGGCTTGTAGTACAAGGCGCCGTCAGTCTTGGCATAGAGAGCTCCATACCCGGCAGTGATACCGGTCGCTTCCGTAGCAAGTTCTTCCAGCTCAAGGAACCCGGTCGGAGTGATAGCCAGCCGTGTATTGGTGCCATGGGTTTGGAAGTAGATTCCACCCGCGTCAGCCACACCTACAACAGCAGCACCGGTCCTTAATGTGATATCTCCTGTATTGCCGTCAGTGTCAGTTGTCGCACCTGTTACAAGGGTGATAGCCCCACTGGCATAGTCGCCCGCATTGGTCTGATCCCCCGTGTAGAAGTCGAGGGAACCAGAATCTATGGCAGTAGAGGCATCAGCAGTGAAGAACTCAGTATCTCCACCGATATAGTAATTGTTCATTCGGCCAAGGGAGGCATAAAGAGACAGCCGATTCGCAGCAAAGTACGCACTGTCTATGCTTGTCGCCCAGGAGTTGGCTTTTACGTTGCCGAGGGCTCCGCCGGCATCCTGAAACGTAAGGAACGATGACCCAACAAGCAGGCGAAACGAGTACGTCCCTGCAGCGTTCCAGATCTTGAGCGCCCCATCGGCAGGCGCTGACAACCTCGTCAAGCCACCTAGCTGGACGGTACTATCGCTCGCATCGATGCGGAGCTGCTCGACTGTACCATGAGTCTGGAAGATAATGTCTCCCGCATCGGCAGCACCAACAACAGCAACACCCGTTTTTAGAATAATGCTTCCCGAATCACCGATGGTATTTGTCGTCGCACCCGTCTCGAGAGTAATCGAACCGCTATCGTAGTTGCCCACGTTGGTTTGATCACCGGTCCATAAGTGCAAAGAGCCACTATCACCAGTGAAAGAATGGTTGGACGAATAGATGTTGAGGCCCCAGTAGGTATGGCTTTGGTAAATTGAAGCATTCATCGCAGCAGAGAACTTCACTGCCGCGTCGCTTATATATGCAGTTGAGCCACAATAAAAAGCTGACCCCTGTACGGAAGCCGTATACCCATCCTCGTCTAGAACAATAAGTCGAGCATTTGTGGTTGAGGTATCAAGCCTGATGCCCTGGCCACTGGCTGCATTGTTGATGATAAGATCACCGTCGGCAGGAGCCGTGAGTCTCGTCGTTCCTGCGAGCTGGATCCCGGACGTGGTTAGAGTGACGCCGTCCCAAGTGAAAGTAGAGTCGCCCTCGATTGTATCCCCATCCGTAAAAACAGCGATTTGATTATCAGCAGGTGAGCCAGAAGTATCTACGCCACCAGCAGCTTGTACGTCAAGGTCTACCCAATCGACTCCATCATGTCCCTGGAAGTTAGATCCATCCCACTGAATATCACCAGCTGTCGTTGAAGACGTAGAACCAACTCGGATACCGTTGGCGAACTGAACATCTTGGTTGAAATCGATCCGCATTGCTTCAAACAATCCAGTCGTGTTACCGGTACTAAACACCAGATCGGCGGACACCGAGTCCACAGCAGAACCGTTCTGGATGCACCTAATTCTAGCACCCTCATCCCAATTCGGCCCAGATGATCGAACACCTCGGAAATTGATTGATGCAAGAATATCTTCGTCAGCGGTAGCCGTGAGGGTTCCAACACTAGTTCCCCTGGAACGACGAAGGTCCAATGCACTGTAATCATTTGCTCCAGTACCATAAGCACTGACTCTCGTAGCACAGGTACTCACATTAGCAACCTCAAGCTTGCCTCCAGGCGAAGCAGTACCAATACCAATACCAACATTGCCCTCATAATCAAGCACCATATAATCTTGAAGATCTGAACCATCATTGGTGCGAAAGACTAGCTTGCCCTGGTCGTCTGCCCCGTTACGCTGTCCCTCAACTGTAGCAATAGTATTGCCACCGGAACCATCTTTGAGAGTAAAGCTAATTGCGACACCAAAACCATCCACCATCACAGCATCAGTTTCGTGCACGATGTTGAGCGGCGACCTAGCAGTATTTGTGTAAGAGGCAGCATACTCCAATCGGCAAGAAGTCGAAGAATCACGGACAGTAAGCCGATTCCCTAAAGTTTCAGTGCCAATACCAACGCGCTGGCTGGAGTCGATCCGCATGGCCTCTACGAACATAGAGCCGCTGTCAGTCTCAAAGATCAGTGCACCCTGGCCGTCTGCCCCATCCCGTATACCAGCGATAGCAGCAATTGACTGGACAGCTCCGGGGTCCTTGATCGAAAACACAACACCGGCACCGAAGCCATCCACCATGTTTCCGTCAGTAACATGACGGACACTGAGTACAGACCGGTACACACTTGTGAGACTGGAAGAAAACTCAGCCAAAATTGGCCAATTTGCTGAAGCCGCGTTGTTAACGTATAGCTGATTGCTGTCCCAAGTCAGATTTGCATCACCTTCAAGGGTTCCATTACCAGTCCATACGGCAACCTGGTCATCAACTGGCGTATCTACCTTGGTAACAGCAATCAAGATGTGAGAATCTATCTGAGTATGGGTATTAGAACCAACATTTTGGATACTTAGATGGCTGATATCAGTAGTCAGATTATGTGTGTTAGTAATTAAGGCGTGATCAATATCGGTCGTTAGATTATGTGTATTGAGGATACTGTTGTGATCAATAGATGCTTCTGTAAAGTGAATATCAGTATCAGCAGCATGAGAAGTATAGTTAGAGCTAAGAGTAGAGACATCTACTCCATCTACATTACCGACATTGGTGACAGCGCTGGCCCCCATATCTAGGTCACCAGTCATTGCTCGAGAGCCAGTCACCAGCAAGTACTGAGTATGGTCGTCATCTAGAAGACCATCTAGTTCGCCATGGTTAGTGACAATCCCACTAACAGTGGTTCCTCCGCCGCTGGTCACGCCGAGAATATCATGTATTCTCTTATGTTCCACAATAGGGTTAGGCACTTATTTAGCTCCTAGATACTTAGCAAACGTCAGCAACTTTCTTCCTACCCACTCACCAAATGAACCAGATACAACATGGTCTGTCCGAGCTGCGTCCCAAACAGCAGCAGCGATTTCGGTTGGAGTGATGACATTAATCAAACCTGCGCTATTTGCCGCACGAACCGAAACTTGGTTTGCATTAGTAACTTCGAGAACATTTGAGTTAGCACCAACTAGATTTACAACATACTGGCCATCTTCAAAGGTGACTGTATAGCCATTGATAATCTCAATAATTCGAGCATAGGTTACGCCGCCCAAAAGAACCTCAGTATTATGATTGTGGGTATCAAGAAAAGGCATTCCCTCTGGGTCCCACTCTGCTGCTCTTAGCCAGAGGTGAAAATCATTGAGATCTAGTTCTCTAATTTCGGGAGGCCCTGCGTCAATCAACGTTAGGTCAGCCTTAGGGACAGTGATGACTCTTGTTCCCCAGTCAATTGAAATAGCCATCAGCTGCTCCTATTAGTCTTCGTCGCCGGGGTCTGACTTTAGTCCTTTCTCCATTCGAAAGGCCTTGATCTTCGACCTAAGGCCAGCAATCTCTTGTTCTAGCTGTCTCTTTTCATTTGAGCTCTGCATCAAATGATTGGAGACAATTGTCTGCTGCTGGCTTATCCCCGCCTGTAGACTTTGTATTTGAACAGCTAGCTGGCGATTCTCTGCTGCAGCAATATTGAGAGCCTTATGTAGGTTCTCTACTGCCTCATTTGTTGAGGTGTGAATCTCCTGCAGGCGCTTATACTTTACCTCTAACGGAATTTCTTTTTCAGACATTGTACTCCCTTTCAAATTACTGACCTGTCGCTGCCTAGAATAGCACCATTACTCATCCTTCACCAAGAAAGATGTTTGAGAGAAGCCTCCCGACCCAATTGCTCCTACCAGAGGAGCTGCCTTATAGAGAGGAGTTGTAGTCCCTCGGCGAACAATGCCCTCAACTGGCTGAGAGCTCGTATAGACAAATGCGATCGCGAGCTCGCCATCTATATCCGTATCTCCATCTAGGATAACTGCTGTAGCAGTTGGTGAGCCAGTAGCTGGCGAGTCAGGTGTACCAGTCACAGTATAGGTATAGGTACTTGCTCCAGTAACAGTTATCGTCGTGACAGAGTTATATTCCTGCTCTGCAGCCCCTTTAATCAAGACCTTATCGTCGGTCTCGAATGGATGAGAGGAGTGTGTCACAGTCGCTGTAGAGCCAGAGCGCTCAATGTCCACCGATATCTGATAGGGTAGGTCACCACCAGTATCAGCAAGCAGGAGAGCACGAGCAGTCTCGATGTTCGTAAGTAAGGCAGCATCCTTTGCAATAATCTTCACCTCAACTTGGTTAACGTTCATAATAACTGTTGCGGTACCTGGAGCAGTCTTATAGGTAAAATTGCCATTGCCACCGAAGACATTGATAGTCACAGTGCCACTAGTACGCGCTACATAGATAGTCGAGTCGTCCTCTTCGTTACCTGCGTTAAAGCCAGTTGTTGTCCAACCACGTAGATTGATCGTTGTCGGAGAGCTGGTTCCGAGCTCGATTGCATGGTGAGCATTCGTTCCTTTGGAGAACGTCATGTCGTCCAGATAACCATCTGGATCTGTTGCTACATCCCAAATGAACGCTGAGGTATTAGTTGCGACCGTGGAAGTGATGACCTTTGATCCTGTAAAGGTTCCACCGGCTGCCGTGATGGCTCCACACGAAGTCCAGATTGTATTGGTCGAGGTAGCGTTGGTACCGCCAAATACAAATGTATTCATCCCAGTAAACTGGCAGGCATCCCAGTTCAGATCTGCATCGACCCCGGCCGAAGAGAATGTCCCGGGGCAGTACGTACCAAGCGCGGTGAACTTGACGTTGGACCAGTCAATGCGCGAACTGGCATTGGTTACTACGATCGCGTTGAAGACATCGGCCGTTGCCTTGGGCGTGTCGGCAATCTTGATGTCGACATTGCTGTCTCGCATATCGACGATGTTGTTCGTGCCGAGTGACAGGAGCCCCTTCCACACGTAACTGCCGCCGACCTCCTGAAACAAACCCCACCTGGCAGCGACGGCATCGTTTGCTGCAGCAATCCCGGCGAACGTCGCATAGTTGTCCGCCCCCTCTCCGTACTCAACGATCAACTCACCGCGACCCCACCGGAACACGTCGAGCCCAAACGGTCGCCCACGGGAAAGACCCGCAGCGATCGACATCGCTCCACCGAAGAACTGGTAGACGGTGGCCGATGGTGAGCCAACGCTGTCGTCCTCGGACTCTTCCGGGTTGACCACCACGTTCACCCAGCCGCCGTATGGGTTCGGCTCACGATCGCTGCCGCCAGTATCCCACGCGCGGAAGTCACCACGACTAGACCCGATGATCACCCGTTGCCCGCCAGCGGTGTAGATGGCGAGCGCGTTCGGCACACCGAAGAACTGCCACACGAACAGGCAGTCCGTGCCGTCCCACGCGCTAATGTCGGTACCGTAGTCGGCGATCATCGTGCCCACGCCGGCCTTGGTACACTGCGCAGAGATGCACTGGGCGCCGCCGTTCACGTTGGCGATGTAGTATTCGCCCTCATCATCCGGTGCGCCCTGGTCGTCCCAGGCAGCATTGGTCGACTCATCCCACGACGTTACGTCTTCGGCATCATCGACTACAAGCAGATCCGTTGTATAGCTAGGTGCCGTCATACGATCTCCAGATCCCTAGGTCCAGGATCACCCGGCTGGTGACCCTGGACACGAGGAATAGCTTGCAACAGAGTGTGCATCCATCGCATTCCACAATTATTCCTTATGCATCCGACGCTCTAATAGCGGTAACGGAACCACCACCAGAGCCTAGGGTACCCTGAGACTCGAAGGTCTTAATCGGGGTAGGCCCACCATCTCTTACTCGAATCCACAGTGTACGAGGAGAGTCATAAACCGTAGTAAACGACATGCTCGAAACAACCGCTGCCTTATCAAGGTACGAGATGAAGATGTTTTTACCTGCTGTTGAGTCATCTGGATCCAAGAAGTCATATCCACTGATGGAGAAAGTAGAAGCAGCCCATGAGTAGTAGTTGATTCTACGATAAGTTAAGACATCAAGCTGAATACGAATGGTGCCAGCCGTTGGAGTATCGTCCGGAATCTGCGTCGTAGAAACAACAGCGTTTTCCGTGCCTGCGTCAAGAGTGGTGTCCAACACCATCTGATCCTTCTCGAAGTCAGCACCAGTATCCTTTGGTCCTACCAAGACATAGTCACCGGCAGTCAATCCATCAACTGTAAAGGTAACATTGTTAGGAGCAGGATTAGTGTCACCTTCAAGGTCCTGTACGGTATCTGGGAAGCTTAGGTCATCCTGATCTACGCCGATACCGAAGGCACCGATGAGAGAACCAGTAAACGCGCCCAAGAAGATCTTAGGAATAGTACGTGAAGTAGATGCTCCATTTACATCAGCTGTGCAATCTGAGTCTCTTCCGCGAAGAGGAAGACCGGTTGCTGGAGCAACTCCAGAGATGAGCTGAATCCACAAAGTTCCCTCTGCTACGTTGTCATACAGAGCTAGAAGAACACCTTCTCCTCCATCCTTATCTCCATTGGTAACTGCTCCATCGACAGCCGCTGTGACGCCTGTAACAGCACCAGTAGAAACGCTCCACTCAGTCATTACTTCCGTAGTAGCAGGAGCCGCTGAGGTATCCTCGAGGGCTATTCTACAATCAGTACTGCCATTGTCGTACAATACCTTTCCGGCATTACCGCCAGCAAATACGACGTAGTTTCCCTCAGCAAAGGTTCCACCAACTAGAGAAGTATAGGTAACATCAGTTCCCCATGTAATAATCTCTTGCTCCTGGAATGGGCCGCTAAGCTCATTGTTATAGTCAAACTCATGGGTAATACCAAGGAACAAGTCTCCAATAACACCATCAGTAGTTCTAGTCGTTCCACTACCCGTTAGTGCCTTAAGGTATTCATAGACACCCTTTAGCTGATCAGCTGAGCTATCTGCACCATAAGTCCACTTAGAATAGTAAGGCTGGTCACCATTACCATCATTGATGTCGATCAACTGATAGCCACCTGTTGGGGCCGCAGCTGATCCACCACTGTTGACAACATGGGTATATCCAGATACCTCAAGCTGAGCAGTGTCGTTCTGTGCATCTGGAGTAGTCGAGACAGCAGCAACTGCTTCTCCTGTCCCTAGCTGCACATTAAAGAAGTCATATGTATCGCCCCAATGTCGGGCCTGGACACGGACCTTCTGCAAGTCAACGTCATGAGCGTTCTGGCGAGTCTTCACCAAAACACGCATGAGAATACCAGCAGTAGAGTCACCGTTGTATCCACCACCAGACTGGGTTCCCCAGAAAGGAACCGTGTCACTATCGTAGAAATCGTTATCCCTAACGATAGTAAGCTGGGTTACGCTGTTATTTACAGCTCCAAGAACTCGTAGGCCAGAATAGATTGTTCCTCCACTGGCCTGCGTAATTGATCCTCCATACAAAAACTTAGCTGCATCATCGTCGATATTGTAAGTTCCTAGGAGAGTGATGATCTGGTCCGTAATACGTTCAGACGGAGTGCTTGAAACGATATCGATCAGATCGTTACCACTTGTGCTCGCCGCTGGATCATCAGCCAAATCCTGAAGCCAACGGTGTAGTGCAAGAACGGTATAGTGTGTCGCTCCACTGACGTGGCGAATGTCGCCATTTACCGCAGCAGAAAAGTCGTCGCCAATAGCCATTGTGTTTTACTCCCTGACCCCTCCACCGAGGCCTTCAAAAAAGAATATAGTGTTCGAAGTTAGTGTCAAGTAAGAGTAACTTAGTACGAGAAGGAACCGCGATTGTTCCAGATATGGACAAATGCCGCGTCTCCATTGGCATACTTCTTTAGTAGTTCTTCATCACCTGACTCAGACTCATCGAGCCTGAAAACTCGCCAAACTGCCGAGCTCGATGACGATCCCGGAGCAGCTTCTCCAATGTATGTATAGTCTCCATCTTCATCGAGCAATAGATCTAGTTTTGTTGCCACGTCATCTGCCCTCTGGAAATCTTCATAGATTTCCTCAATGAAAAGATAATTAGCCGAATAGTCAGCTGGAGCCTCTATGATTAGTGAGTCCCCTGACCACTCAAGGCCACTGCTCGTAATACCGTCGTATAAGTCTCTAGAATCTCTAATCTCTGTAGCCGTGAACTGACCTGAGGCCTCGAGCGGAACACCTTCCATCATCGAAGACATCTCGGTCCAGTCAACACCAGAAACTATGTTAACACCCAGGTCGAGGATTTCAACATCGATCCCAGTCCCTGCACTAGCAGTTCTTACGAATAAACGACCCATTAGAGACTATCATTCCTCCAAGCAATTTGTATCCAGACAACTGGATCTCTGACTCCAAAGACACCAGTTGTCTCTGCGTATATCTGGATGTAGTCCCCTGCAGCAAAATCAACGTCTATGTCAGTATCATGATCACCAGCACTTGCGGCAATAGCTAGGCTGGCAAGATCAGTGGCACTGTCATTCTTTCGTATCTGTACGGTCCATGTCTCAGCTGTGCGAGTCTGGGCTGCTATCGCTATAAGAGTAGCATCGCGTGGCAGCCTATATCCACTAACTCCGAGCTCTAGTCCGTCCCAAGTGCTCAGATACCTGTTCTTCGCCCTACCTGCGCTTGCTACTCCAAAGGTAGCTCGATCAGCACTGAGCCACTTAGACCTACTTGTATCCTCATACCAGAGAACTCCGTCTGCTTGCCAGAGCCCAGAGACTGTAACCCCGGCGCTGCCAGTGTCGTCAATACCAAGGATCTCATGCTCAATGATGTGATCCGCTATAGAGTCTGGACTGACTGGCATTACAGAGTATCCCCAATCATTGCTCCGACTGTACGGAACGAGATCTCTACATCATTATAGCCTGTGTTCTGCGCAGGCCAGGTAGCAGTGAGGTGATCTCCAGAATCGTCAGTGAGAGTAGTAAAGTCACCCATAACTAAGATAGAAGCAACTACGCGGGTTCCTACCCCAAGATAGAGTAGAGTACGCTTGCTTGTAGGATGTGCAGAGAAATGGAACTTGGTAGCTGAAATCTTGCGTGTTTCTGCAACAACCGCAATGTTATCTATTGCGATAACTTTACCAGCTGAGTTTTTGTAGATCCTCATCGCAGAACCGATCTGACGAGAGTTAGCGTGAGCAGCCATAGGAACCTCCTTAGACCTTGATCTTCAGCCGATTCCCTTCTACAGTCAGCTCCTTGGCTAGCTCGCCATGCGCGTTCGCAGATGCACCAGGATGGTCTGTCGCAGGTATAGTCTCTACAGTGACGTTATCATCAGTGATTGAGTCAGAGTCCAGATTCTTGTTGAACTCTACTACTATCTCTTCTATGTCGACATCATTCTGCACAGAATGATCAGCTGGAATAGTCTTCCCTATGGTAAGGGGAGTCTGTGAAGCCAGCTGTGATAGAGCCTGAGGAGAGGCAGCAAGAATTGAGCTCGAGATGTTACTCGGGAGCTCCTCAATAGAACCAGTTCCTGTCTCAAAACTCCAGGTTACCGAACCGGTAAGAGTATTTCCGTCTGCATCCAGTGTCTCTCCAATGAAAGCAGTATACAGAGTCAGGGGAGCCATAGGGTTAGTTGGAGAGAATGTCAGCTCTGTACTAACACCTGAGACTGTTACAAAGCTGAATGTTCCCTGAACAATGCCTGTGTAGCCAGGAGACTGGAGAAAGTCGTCCAAATCCCCTTGTGAGATATTGCTTGGGTCAATGAGCTCGGCCATAAAGGGGCCAACGAACTGGTCCGTATCAGGCCCCTGCAGAAAGAAATCTTCTTCAAGCCGGTCAGTATCCATCTCGATACTAAACTGGACTGTGACCTCACTCTGCAAAGGAATGGATACCCCAGATGCAGGAGGGAAATAATCAGAGATAACGTCAATGAGGTCGGCCATTTGTGGCTATTATTCCTCGAGAGTTGGATTTAGAACAATTTGCTCTACTTCCGATTCTACTATATCTGATAGCTGTGTCGACACAGCTGCAACACGATCTTGGGCATGAATACCCGCCATATCTGAAAGATCAGAAGCTCCTACTCGATCAGTCACCTGTTTCTCATGTCCCTTGATAATCTGCTCGAGCATCGCTATTACTTTCTTTCGTGCCTTCTTTGATTTTTCAATCTCAAGGAGCTTACGAAGTTCTCCCATTCTGAGAGTTGGGAGGGCGGCTTTGATGGTAGGAATCCGTCCCGAAAGAAGCTTGCGAAGCTGTTTGGCACTCTCTTCCTGAGTCTCCTGAGGGGACTTAGAAATAGGCTTTGCAGGATCGATTGGAGGTGGAGGAGAAGCCAGTGGAGCATACCCTTGCGCGCTGGCAGGAGCTTCCTGTCCGTGCCTTTTAAGCTCGCTCTCGTCATCAACGACGAGAACATTCTGCCTCCAATTGTAAAGGATTTGTTCGATCTGATCCTGAGAAAAGTTTTTCAACTCAATCTCTTTAGGACCAGGATCATCATACGAAAACGATAGTGGGCCAATAAACAACATAGATCTTCTATTTCTGTCTGCTAGAGCTACTTTCATGTAGTTCTCCCTTCTAGATAAAAGAATGGGGAGGTTGCCCTCCCCATTCATTATATTAGCTATTCGCTAATCTTACTAGAGATTAGCTCAAAACGCTATCAGTTGCACCAATCTTCTCGATGCTACCAGAAACACTGATTGTGGTCTGTGCCGGTAGAACGATTTCGTTTGGTACCACATGGACGTTCTTCAGCGTTGCGATTGCCATACCCTCATTGAGGATTCCGATCGCATAACGTTCACGCATCTTGATCTTCTTGATGTCTACGCGTGGGTCATCAAACTCTTCAGTCATCAGATCCTCATCGACAATCAGAACGCCAAGCTCTGATGAGTCGAACATGTAGATATCAGTCAGCTTAGTTGCGGGATCGTATGGAACGAATGGGCTAACGATAATCCTAAATGGAATGTTCATATAGCCCGGCAACTGCGGTGCCGAATTGAGTGTCTGTGGATAGTCAGCTAGTGGGCTGGCTTGGTCTCCAGATGCTGCATCTGGAGGCGTAATCAGCTGTCCGCCTGACATTCCTAGACCGCCCTGACTAGAGCTGTCCCATGGGGCACGCCCCGCAGGATTTCCAGTCCAAGTAGCGAAGAAGGTTCCGCCGCCGTTATTAAGAACGAACGCACGGAGAGTCGCATCCTTCACAAACATAACCCAAGTCAAGGGATGCATAAGCAGTGTGTTAGGGAAGAATCCCTGGGTAATGATCTGAGCATAAGCATCAAATAGATCGTCCATAGTGACGGCTCCATTTCCTGCTCCACTTATATCACGTCCCGTACACACGCCCCTGACAGAGGCTGCTGGTGTGACGTTATCGAAAACGGGCACACCCATCGCACGGATGTAGTTAAAGATCTTGACCTCTTTATGACGGGCCAATGCGCGTCCTGCCGCACGTAGATGCATACCAATTACGTCGAACTGCGAGTACCTGATCATTTCCTCAGTGATCTTCACTGCGAGACCAGTCTTCCCGATAGTTGCCGTAACTGTGCTTCCACCCATCTGTAGGCTGCGCTCTGGGTACTCTTGACCCTCAGCAACATCTGCTGCTACTAGAGCTCCTACAGCTGGGAAAGTGATTGTCTGTCCGTAAGAATAGTTGATTCTCTGGAGCAGGCTAGTACCAACTAGAAGGGGCTCTTGAGCTTCCTTCACGATGTTGGAAATCACCTTCGGCATAAGCATTGGTGCATTGGGAACCGAAAGAGCATCCTCGAGCTTTATTTCAGTGCCATCCTCGAGTCGGCCGTTATTTCGCCACATGAACTCGAGTTGTCTGGCGTCTTTAAATTCGAGCATTGTCTCGGTTACCTCCTATAAATTACCTGGAAATCAGGTTGATCCTTACGACCAGGTCTGCTGCACCTGCGTAATGTACCTTGTCAGATACACCACCAGTAGCTGAGCCAGGCATCTGGTCCATCTGTCCAGCATAAGCTGGCAGGGAACCGGAAGCATCTGTGCCCAGACTTGGATACGCTGTACGTACCCTATCAAGAGCATCCTTGCCCTTGACGTTCTCAACTTCTAGTACCTGGCCAACAATGTCAGCATGGGTGTCGAAGTTGTCCGTTTGTGAAGCGCCATAGGTCTTTGGGACTGCAACAACGAAGTTGGAGTCGACATTGGCCTTAACGAAATCACCAGCGGAGAGATCTCCGAGAGCAGAACAGAATCTACTAACGTTCGAGCCAGTTGGAGCTGATCCATAGTGGCTGTAACTCAGAGTGTAGAGATTGCCCGCGCCTAGAGAGTTATCGGCGAAGCAACTAACCACACCAGTGGTGAGGTTAATATACCAGTCGCCCTTAGCAGATATTTCTGCTAGTGCATCCTTTTGGATTACAAAGCGCTCATCTGAATCTGACAGAATTCCGTCAGCCCACGTTAGTGGAGTGCGTGCCGTGTTGGTTGCAACAGGCAGATTGTCCACTGCAGTAAAGGTAGAGACATTGCTTGCAAAAGAACTTTGGTCCATATTCTCTGTTGATGCCGATGCCGGCACCAAAGGAACCTCTAGCACGTAGTCACAAAGAATTGCGACCTGATGCTGTAGGTTATAGTTGTGCTGACGGAGCCCAGCTGGGTTAAAGCCGTCATCAAATGCACTCGAGTCACCTGCCCACTGCCAGAAAGCGTACGGAGCAACTCCGACCATCTTGCTGACTGAAAGGGCAATGCCCGCACGACCCATGAAGTGATAAGTGCTGCCTTCGACCTGCGACAGGGTAACCGTGCCAATGGCGCCGATTAGTAATACTACTCCTGTTCGAATATCGATGACACCTGAGTTAACATCATTTGCCGTATAAACAATGGTCGCGCCAGAGACACCTAGGCCTGCTGGAACCAAATAACCATCATTTTCAAATGCCAGGGGTTTACCCGGCATAATTACGAACCAGTCCTCAAAGAACTTATCGTAAAATTGTACTGGAAGCCACGAAGCTGGCCTGAATTCACCATGTGGGCGAATACCCTCAGAATGTTCAACCTGAGGGATAATATTACCCACGTGATCCCAGGACTTATGGCTCGCAGCGTATCTTCCCAGACTGTCGAAAGCCATTGATACTTTCCTCCTACTTTATTAACTCCTCATGTTGGGCTCAATATGCCCTTCGGCAATAGCCCAATCAATGAGGCTGTTTGCTTCTCCCTGCTTTCCGGAAAAGACCAGACGGTAGACGCGATTCTGGAATTTTGCCTTCTCTTCAGGAGAAAATCTCTTCTGATTGGTTGGAGTGTTTTGTTCCGCGTTGTCGGAAACCTCAAGGGGACTTTCTACTGTTTCAGTAGGTACCCTTGACATTCCATCCCCAAGCTTATCAGCTATCTTAGTCATGTCAACATCTCGCTCGAGTCTCTCGACATCGGCCGACAAGTCAGCATCAGATAGCTTAGTGAAGTCTGTCTCAGACACAGAACCTTCCTTGACTACCTTTAGAACACCAAAGAATCGTTCCTTCATCTTGCGACTATCGGCAACGAATTCGGTGTGGGCATCTTGGAGTGAGTCCATATCCTTGAATAGACTATTGTACTCTTTGCGCAACGCATCTAGCTCATCACGGAGCTCACAGATAGTCTCCTCATTGCGAACGACCTCATCTGCGAGAGCCTGTTCACATGAAGGAGCAACTGCTAGCTCATTAGCAACTACTGCATTGGTAATGTTTTCCTTTCCTACTAGAGCCACAAGGGCAATAAGAACTGACTTGAGAGCTTCAAGATCGTCACCCTCAAAAGGTGTTTCCTCAAGACCCGCCGCTATGTCCTTATCAATCCCAGCAATAGCAGACTGAACCTGTGCCAAAAGAGCTTTATGATCAACTGGCTTAGCTTCGGTCGATGTTGCATCCTCTAGCTTCCAGCCATGAGCTCGACCTTTTCTTTCCACATTTCCCTTGAGAATGGAAAGATCAATTACTTCACTATGTCGATCAACGAACCTTAGAACTGCACGATAGTGAAACTCATCTGGAACAGGGAAGCTGCGATTTGGACCACAGAAAACAGATAGAGGAAAAGCTCCCCTCTGTTCTGCAGTAGCTACAAATTCAGCTTGCGCGCCGCTCGAGTCATCCTGAGACCCTTCGGTGTTGTCCCCAAGTTCTTCCTCGGAGACTTTATCTATAGGAACCATTTCTCTAATGACCAGGTCATAGAGGCGTGGCTCATCTTCCTCGGTCAGCTTTTCGCTCAGGGTTGAAAAGACACGAGTAAGAAAATCTGCATCGGTTTCGACGGCATCTTCAACTTCCTCGATCTGTTCGTCAGTCGCCTGAACTTCTTCATCAGCTGGCTTAGGAGTTTCTTCTTCTTCAACAGAATCTTGGACCTGAGTCTGATCAACAACTTCTGCCTTCTTTTTCTTCCCGGCCATCTTTGTTTCCTCCTGCATAGTATCCTCATCATATTGAGGGAAGCTTAGCTGCACCTCATAGAGAGGACCACGAAAATCTTGTGCGATCTCGATCTTTTGTACTGAGTCATTGTAGTGTAGCTCCAAAACCTTAGAGTGTCTATCGGCTGGAGCGTTAACAAAGGAGTATTCATCATAGTCCAGGCGACCAGCAATAATGAAGCATTTAGCTCCATCGTACAAAGCTCCTGGCTGATGCTCACAAGGACCTCCTTCTGTCCAATCCTGGCGGCAAACAGAACAGATAGCCTGATCTGTAGTAGCTCCGACAGAACCAGTCAAATAGCGGCCATCCATCAGTTTCTGAATAGCCTCTGGGTCCACGACATCTCCGACCAACTGGATAAATCCAAGGCCAGAATAGCCCTCATCCTCTAGTAACACACTATCTCGGAACAAGGAAACCACTGTGTCGACCTGCATCCCATGAGGCATGCGACCTTCACAGAAGTCCTTAATAAGGAGCTCGTTGATGACCCCCTTCTTTCTTCCGCTTCTGTCCTTAACGACAATGCCCTTTACGAGGTCAAAATTGTCATGAAGAGCCCCAGACGTGTCGATATAGTCTGCCTTAACAATACGGCCGATGCTATCTTCTCGATCATTGTGATGGAGCAATAAGGGCTTGCCATAGTCTTCGGTAAAAGAGGGGGCGCCCTTTGACATTTTATCAGGCAAGTAAAAACCATTGTTGCGAGTAATGATACCAGAGTGGGTTGCTGCGATACGGACTAGGAGACCTCGAGCAACAGATTGATCTTGTGCTCCAGGTTCCTGAGTTCCTAAGCCGCTTCCGTGTAGCTCCTCTCCTTCATTCGATGGCTTAAATGCGCCATAGTAATCGTCCTTAACCTTAATCAAGGCACGATTAGTGAGGGAAAAAGAAACAACGTCATTGAACTTTAATTTGTTACCCACCTTTATCTCTCCTTGAGTGATGTTGTACTTTTGTGCATAGTAATCTATCCTTCTTCATCTTCATCTTGGAGAAGGTGGTCACAGGCCGTTTCGGCATGCATTTTAACCGTACCTTCATCCCACTTGGGATTCTGTGTTCTCAAACGGGCCTTGGCTTTCTGAACACACTTGAGCCACCTGGCACGTTTACTCTTCGGGCCACCAAGCTCTCCTGCATCTTCTGTCTTCTCTTCCTTTTGCCAGGAATGTTTACAAGCCGGGCAATTATAGAGATCTGCAGTGCCTGTCTTCAGTAATGCAGTTTTATCACACTTTGGGCATTTTTCTATTCCGCCCGTGTCAGGAAGAGGGACATCTGCTGGCTCGTCACTCATTGGAGTGCCAGGAGGTGGTGGAGGAAGAGATCTCTCTGAGTCTCTGATCGAATCCTCAATACCAGATAGAGGTTCTAGAGAACAGTAACAATGAGCATGATATGGAGGAACAGTTTCGAGTGTCAGATTCTTTAGTCTGACCGATCCGTTGTGCCTCTTACAATCTTCACATACTGTCAAAGGAGCTCCAGCTGTAGACTCTACTTCTTTGACTTCCTTGGCACGCCAAGCAACTACCTGTCCCCAGGTAAACGCCTTCCTGATCTCTACATCTTCTATGAAGTCAGTCCTGTAGTTGAAAGCATCAAACACAGCTCTGACCTGCTCAGCTAGCTCTTCAGAACTAGTTAGCTCACGAGTTCTCTTCTTGAGAGCAGAAATCACATGATTAACTAGGCGAGCCACATAGTGGTTAGCTCTGGTAGAGAATCGATTGCGGGCTACCGAAACAGTCTGTGGTTGGTTTTCTAAATAGGAGAAGGAGACAGAGTTGAAGCCTTGGCGAAATGCCATGACCTGCTCAGCAATTAGCCTTTGAATAGACGTATCCATAGCAGTCCGAATTAGCTGTGCTGTCCAGTCCTCATTGAAACGTGCCTCCATAGCAGTCCTAAGGACCAGATCATTTGCCAGTTGTTCATAGGTTGCCTTGAGATAACCATCCTTCCTCTTAGGCTTAGACGGACGGGTATTCGTATTGGGCTTCGGCTTAGCTTTAGCAACAGCTACCTTAGCCTTGGTTCTTTCCTTCTCTACAGCAATCTCAGCCTCTTGCTTCTGCTTGCCAGACTCATCGATATCACCCTGTGTGGTCTCGAGAGAAGAACTCCTTGCTACTGCTCTAGCAGTCGGAGTCCAAGGTTCATCGAGAGACTGGATGATGAGAGTTGGTTCCTCAAAAAGCTTCCAACGCGTACGATGCCATTCTGGATAGAGCTCAGCAGTATCCTGCTCTGATTCAATTTCCTTCCTAGAAGGAATCTGTAGAGGCTCATAGCCAGATGCACGACGTGCCTCATCATGTGTAATGACGTCTTTATTGAACTGATCTGCATGATGAGCGTCTTTCTTGATCTGAGCGTCAACATCAATCTCCTTGAACTTCAAGAAGCAGACATTGTCGTCATTGAGGACATCGTCACCAAAAGTAGATTCCAGAAGGAGCTCATTGAGCACAAATTCGTTAACAAAGGTCTCTGCCACCTGCTGAAAGTCTTTGACTGCATCAATAAGGTTACGAGACATATTGTCAGCCGTTGCACGGTTAGCGGTCTCTCCTTCACCCATATCAACAGCAGAGATGGCTAGGCCGGCAAAGACACGCTTCTTGAAATGCTCAAGGTACCCCTCTGCTCGCAGTGCCTGATTCTCTGCTCCAATGACACGTATCTCATGTCGGAACGGAGTGACAATACCACCCTCGGTAGGCATGAACTCAATCTCTTGCTTTACTACATCGATTTCACGACGACCATCTTCGGTCATGCCTGCAGGTGATTCCTTAGTCCCTACTACGTATTGGAACATAGGAAAGAGATGAGCATAGACAAGGAGCTCAACATTCTCTTCAATCTTTCGAAGAGCTCGAACATCATCTACGACTGGAGTTAGAACTGGGGTACCAAAGATAAATCCTTCTTTCCTGTCATAATGGAAATGGACTACATCTTTAGGGCTAAAGTCCTTATAGTCACCAGAGGGCATCCTTTGTCGCCATCGAGTAATCTTGTTCCCACTCCCCATTTTGAAGCTCATCGTTTCAGCAGGAGCAACAAAGTAGCCAGCGATTGGCTTCAGATCAACGTTAGCCCCAGGTTCCCTGCGGAGTCGACCACCAGATGACTCAGTCTTACGGACCTTGATGAGAAAAGCGTTTGATTTACGGATCAATCCAGATCCAATATCTCTCATGAGGCTACGGGTGGGGACCCCAGTCGCTCGAGATATCTGAGCAAAACGCATCTTAAGATATTTGATAGTTCGCAGATTCTTTCCAGTGATATCCCAGCCCTCTTTGAACATGAGGGCAACCTTCTTGTCAAAAGCCTGACGAACATAGCTATCGGTATCTTCGACTCTACCAATCTCGGCCAAATTATATTCAGCCTGTTCAAAGGCACCGCGACCAATTACTCGCGAACTCTGATAACCCAGGGTTGGGTTATTGATTCGCTTGATCATAGCGGGCTTCTTGGTGTCGGGAATCGAGACCTCGATATCAGGAACTTTGTCCTGTACCTCGTTCTTCTTCTCGAAGAGTCTCAGCCCAAAGATTTTCAAGAGGCTTTCTCCTTATACGGTATTCAGCTCTCTAATCCATGTATTGACCTTCTCTGCATCCGCGACCGAAGTCACAAGTGGACACTTGAAGGTTACAGAGACTGGAGTCTCTACTGCGTCGGCCAATCTCGCAATCTCGGAGTCTAAGACCGGATCACCGGTAAATTCTATCAAAGACTTTAAGTTCTGCCTAGTGCCAGCCGGTTGACCAGCCGACTGGCCAGCCTCGAGAGAGGCTACAACATCATCAATGGCACCTTTTACAGCATCAGAGTCCTCGATAATATTGATGTTCCCAAACTCATCAGTAAGCACAGTGAACCCTTGGCGCTGTGGAACAAGGGAATGTACCTCTACTTCATTTGCCAGATCGTCGCAATCAAGTCCCTTAGACAGGGCCACAACTATGGCAATGATAATTGAAATGAGCTTGATGATCTCGAGTTTCTTGAAGAGCTTGATAGAGATCATATTGTTGGTTCCAAAGATGTCCCCCATTAGTTTCTTGAACTCGTCAACTAGTTCTACAAAAAAGGTCTCAATCGCTTCGATAATCTCACGCACATACTGAATAATTTTTTGGAAGAGAGAGCGCACCATTTGTTTTAGCTCCCTTAACTCCTGAGCTCTCTGCTGTGCTTCAGAGAAGCTTTGTTCTGAGACGGCTTCGTTGAGCTCAGCTCGAGCCTTCTCTAGTTCGTCATAATACTGCTTACGCTGCTTATCATCGCGCATGTCAACATCACCAAGCTTTTTGCGAATCTTGGCGAGAGCAGCATTTGCATCGTCTACATCCTGCTGTTCCTTTTTCTTTTGTGCAGAGACTGTAAACTCTGTCCCAGGAATACCAAGATAAGGACTAACCTCTTCATGAATATTGAACTCTGCTCGTGGAACCTTCAGGTCCAGATCAGGGAGACGCTTATTTGTAAAGGGAAGAGGAATCTTTGAAGCTGCGACATGGACACCTGGTCCCTCTGTTCCAAATTGCACATTGAATGCCGCCCCTCCTTGGAAGAGTTGGCTCCAGTCAGCTTTCTCCAAGAAGGCGATCATGGAGTCAATTAGACAGTTCAGTGGCTTAAGAATCAGCATCAGGAACTGGGTTACTGTATTGATGATCACACTCAAGAACGGAGTAATCAACGGAGCAATCAAGCCTAGGATGATATCAAAAAGATTAGTTAGTTCAAAAGCTAGTTTCATCAACAGGGCCATGAATGCTGCGATAAGCTTTGCCAGATCTGGAATACAGACGAACTTGGTGAAGAAGTCCTTCAGTGCACACAGGTCTATATATGACTCTTCGAAGTCCCAGAACTTGAGCATATTGGCAAGCTGTTTCAGCTGGTTGAGGTACTGGTCCTTGATAAAGAGGAGCTGTTCATAGATCTCTTCCCAAATCTTTCCAAACCCCAGCTCGCCAAAATCTATCCTATCTAGACACGGAATACAGTCCTTGATCCAATCGGCGAACCAGTCTTTCTTCTTGTAAGCTTCTGCATCTTCCTCTGCTTCACCCTGACCTTTCATCCCAGACTCTCTATCAACCATGATTTGGTTTGCCTGAGCTTGTATCAAGAAGGCGTTAGCATTAGTACGCATACCATTCAAGGTTGGGGTCATCATAGCAAAGACGGACTCTTCTGTTGTACAGAAATGGGCGGCTCGCTCAAATGTCTTAGTAAGGTTTTGACAATCCTGGAACTTGAATGGTTCACTAACCTTTGGTTCTCGAGCTGCTATCCCTGTCAGGTCAGGGGCCTGACTTGACCTTACAGACTCAAGGGTGGCCTCGGTAAGACTATCAATCTGGACCTTAGGGATCTTCTTAACAGAATCTTCTGCTGCACCAATAAATTGCTCTGCTCTAGTATTTTTTGGAACCTTTGCAATCTTCTTTGGAAGGAAGGGGAGAGGGATGATAGGACGAATAAAGTTCTCCCAAAGAAAGTTCACGAAAAGCTTGATTAGAAGGTCCTGGGTCTCTTCCATGTCCAGAGGAGGAACAATCTGAGCATTCTTGTTCAGCTCTGGTCGAAGCCCACCATTTGCAGCTTCAGGGGAACCAAAGCCGCCAATTTGGCTTAGGTTCGTCTTCTGGACATCATCAGCATTATCAAGATCCTTTCTGGCCTTGTTAATATCATCAGCTGAGATTGCTGCCTTCTTAGCTGTCTCAATGCCATGATCTCTCTGCTGGTCTTTACAGTTCCTATACTGATCATAGTTGATCTCGTTGGGGTTATCATCTGGATAGAGACGGCGCATAGAGGAGATAGCGGCAGCGTCTATCCCTGGGTCAAGAGCAATGACCATTCCGGACGCTCGTAGGTCTGCTCGAGCCTGTACAGCTGCTGCAAGAGTATCTACTGCCTTAGCAAGAGCAACAGTTTGATCAACCTCTTTTTGGATGCCTTCTATCTGTAAAGGTTGAGGAATAGGAGTCGGAACAACAGAGGTAACCTCCGGCTCAACAAATTCAATGTTGGGCCGAAACTCGAGTATATCTCTACTGTCTTTGTCCAATCTCTTAGACATTCAAACTCCTTACGACTCGTCGAAGTCAATTCTCAATGAGACACTCTGAAAGGAAGAGACAGGAGCTCGAAGTGGAACCTCTATCCGCACCCAAAAAGGGGCATAGGTGGTTGTGTCCAAAATATCACTCAGAGAAATCGTATTACCATCTGATTCATTGGCCCATTGTGTAGAAGTAGGCTTTGAATCGCCAGCAATAAACTTCCAAGAATACCCAGTCGAACCGTCTACGAGGTCATCACCACCGTCAACGGCAAGAACTTGAATACTCGAATAATTTTTTGCGCCATTGTCATTTCTGACATAGAGCCTCTTCTCGATTGCTCCACCAGTCACACCGTCTATCGAGACAGAAAACGGAGTGGCAAAACCACCATCGTCACTGAACTTGCTACCAGAGTCCGCAGAACTGTAGATTCCTAACATGTTCTCACCTCAGAGAAGGCATTATATATGCTTTCGGCTAGGCCTTCTACTTCTTCTTGACCCAAACCCCAATCTTTTTCGTGTATTTGCTGAGTCAGGAATCCCTCGTGCACCAGGTTTTGGTTCGTCACGATTAAAGCCTGAGGGATCCCACAACTTAACAGAAGTCTCCCTAAGGTTACCAGCAGGCAGACCCTTGTCCGCAAACAAGGTCTGTTGCCGCATAGGCTCTGATCGAGCCATTGTTGGCCTCGTTCTATCCCTAGCTGTCTCATTCTTTTGCTTAAGATCTCCCTGGATGATAAGGTCTCCCTCCCCAGTTAGAGGAGTAAGCTTATCTCCAAAGTAACCAGAGAAAGCAACATCTGTTGCATACTGAGGCTGACCAAAAGGAGAAGACTCGAGGACAAAGGCTACCAGAGCACACATCACAGAGTCAAGGACATGGTCGCCAGCTGATTCGTCTGCTGCTGCATAAATTGGAACCCCGCTCTGAGAAATATTTTTGACAACATACCCAAGTAGCTGACGCTCAAAGAGATCATCCTTCTCCGGGAATATGAAGTCCCCAGACTCAAAACGACGCACAGTGCTCTCTACCAGGAACGACTTTGCTGGCTTCTTCACAGGCTGCTTAGTAAACAGGTCTCTTACCTCTATAGTGCTACCAAACTTGTACTGCTTAACAATGTCCTTGAGCTTAGCATCTGGATGGTTTGGTCCCTTAGTCCCATCGATAGTTGAGTCAAAGCCATATTTGCGGAGGATCTCAAACTGAGTTCCGCCAAAGCCTGAGTCAACATAGATAGCCATCGGATGCCAGATCCTATTCAGTTCAGCAACTTTCTGACAAGCAGCTAGCTGTGTCCAACCATCTCTCGAGACTGTGTGACGATCTACCAGCACAAATTTGTTTCTGCTGGGATCAAATCCCACAACTGCAATACAGCTACCATTCTTAGTATCGTTCCAGTCCACCCCAAAGGTATAGGTCCAGTGCTTGTAGTACTTGAACTCACCATACTGAAAACGTCTCTTAGCATTCTGTACATACGTGTTCTGGAAGACACCCTCTTCTTGCTCTCCAAACTCAGCAAGGACTTCATGCTGATACCCAATCTCTGTGTAGGCTGTACGGAACTGCCTTTCTGTCTCGTCTGTGAACATCGGGTTAATAGAAGATGGATAGTAGAACTCGCGATAGGTCTTATCGAAGCAAGTGTGATAGAAGCGCTCTCTCCTTCCAGAAGGAGTAGAGCTCATCCACACGTGAGCCTTTGGGAAGTTGGTAGTGATAGCCATCGCAGAATCCAAGTCTCCAGATGACAGATAGTCAGCCTCATCAAAGATCAACATGTGAGCATGCTGACCACGGATGTTCTGCGCGTCACCACCAGACTTCGTTCCTGCGGTAAAACCACGAACCTCAGATTTGTTGTGTAGCTTGATACTATAGTTAGGGGCCTTGACTGAACGCTGAATAGAGCTAGCAGTCAAAGGCGATGAAGAGATAAGGTCGTATATCCGATTGAAGACAACCTCAATCTGTGTCTGCATTGGGGCTACCAAACAAACTTCAAATCCTTCGTTCTCTGCACAGTTCGGCTGAGTGAACATATGGTAAAGGATTGAGACAACAATCGCCTCAGTCTTTCCTGCCTGACGACCAATGCGGAAGATCTTGTACTTAGCTGAGCATCTAAGCATCTCTGCCTGATAGGGACGGTGGTAGCGAGACTTCCCTAAGATAGAGGCACCAGGGTTATCGTCCACCCACTCTTGGTACTCGGCTGGATTCTTTCTCTTCCAAATAGCTCCATCAGGATCGAGACAATGCCAATCCAAGACTTGTATCGCCCACTCAACAGGATCGAGAACAGACAGAGCAGTCAGCTGCTCTTCGTCATTCATTCCACTGAATAGAGATAGCTGCCTTCTGTGATCAGTGATTCCGTCACAACGGATGTCAAATGATTCGCCCGCCTCTAGCTTGTGCTTCCCTTTGTATCCTCGGATACAGGTAATACAGTCGTTACTGCACTGTTGTAGATCTAACGCCATTAATTATAGGCCCATCGCCGTAAAGGCATTGATCCCTTCGTTGGTTACTATTCTCCTACCTGAGCGGAAGTTCCCTCGTGCATGTGAGAACATAGAGCGGCCAGCAAGACCAGCACTTCTTCCGACGCCAAGACCTCGAGCTCGTGAGTGAGCAAAACGTCTAGCTCCAAAGCCTCCATAATATCCTACACCTGCTCCCATAGCTGCGCCGCCAAGAACACTCGTGTCACTAGACATCATACCCCATCCAGCTCCTGCTCCTGCTCCGATAATAGCTCGCCTACCATGGGGACTAGCCCAAGCACCGCGTGCTGCATTATTCAAATAGCCACCTCGAGCCACAGAGGCGCTTGCTCGTCCCCAAAGACGATCAGCACCGGCTCGTCCAGCTGCCCAAGCTCCTCCAATCATCACTACCTCCTGTAGGCCCCGTCATGCATTAGGATACCTTCGTTACCCATAGCCATTCTACCGTTGATGTGCGTATTGTTCAACGCCATCAAACTTCTCTGTCTAGTTGTCGCCACTGTCCCGAATGGGTCTACAATAGGAGCTCCCATCTCTAGGCTCTTCATTTGCTTACCATACTCTTGAGCTGCTTCTCCAAACTGATAGAAGCCATAGGCTCCACCAGCAGCGATAGCAAGAGGAGCAAGAACACCTGCACCAATACCAGCTTTAGCTAGAAGAGCAATACCGGCGCGCATAGCTCCCCACTCTGCTCCAAACCTAACCCCTGCTCCAACCGCTCCAGTAACTCCACCTTCCTGATAGCCAGTGTACATAGCATGGGCAGCAAACCCAACACCAAGAGCATGCCCTGCTATACCCATGCCTCCCATCTTTCCACCAGCACCCTTGAACGCCGCCCTTACCCCTCTCTCTTTGATAAAGTGTCCAGCTGCACGGAATTGACCAGCTTTCTGAGCAGCTCCCCTTAGGGCTTGACCTCTAAGACCAGCTGTCCTAGCTCCAGTAGAGATTTGACCATGGATGGAGTGGCTTCTTGTCTGAAAGCTTCCCATTCCCCAACTAGGAGCATGGCCTTGACCAAACATCCTGCCATATCTTCCAGCTGCCGATGTTCCCATACCTAAGAAGCCAGCAGAACTATACTGTCCAGTACGACTGAACATGGTTCCTTTACCAGATCCGAGTAGCCCCTGACCACGTGGGTCTTGCATGAAACCAAACGACTCAGCAAAGCCGACGCCCATTTCCTTTCCTATGGTGGTTCCGCCAGCAAAGCTAAGAGCTTGTGATCCAGCACGATGAGCACTACCTGCCCATGTCCCCGCTACTGCTCTAAACTTAGCTGCTTGATCAGAAGCCATTAGCCATGCCTCCCTCTACTGAGTCCTTGGACTAGTCCATCGGTACTCTCTCTAAAGGATCGTTGCTGAGGCCCCATCATTACAGGAGCTGGCCCAACCTGACCTGTTGGAGCATAGTTTCCTCGAGACATGAAGTCAGTCGCTGCCATCTGTGCATCATAGTTAGTATTCACCTGAGCTCCTTGTAAGGTAGGGGAGTCTGTGCCGCCTGAGGCAGAAAGCATACTGTACCCACCGTAGGCAGCTCCAGCTCCGCCTACTGTCATAAAGGGATGCTTGAGAGCAAAGCCAGCAGCTGTTCCAGCTGCATTAACGGCTCCAGCTCCGCCTCGAGCGGCAGAGCCAAGAATATTCGGTGCATTCATCACAGCCCCGGGAAGAAGTCTACCAGGATCATCCCAGGCTTTTTGTGCCCAGCCGCCAATCCCCTTCACTCCTTTCCAGGCTAACTTCCCTGCCCCTACGGCCCCACCAGCGGTCCCCTTGAAGGCTATGCCAGCAGCATTAGCCAATGGGCTCTGGGCAAAGACGTTAGCATTGAACCGAGCAGCACCAGGGGATATAGGAGTTCCGGCCTGAGTTCGGAGAAGCCCAAGAGGCTCCTCTCCTACTGAAGGCTTTCTGAAACGCCCAGTGATAAACGACCGTGACCGGCTGTTGGTATGACTGGGAAATGTGGCGGCTTTGCTAAAGCGTCCAGTGGTAAACACCCGAGCTCCTCTCTCAGGGACTTCGCTTCTGAGCATCGTAAGGTTAGGAGAGTCGAATGGAGCCATGACTACATCGTCAGTAACACTTGACGAGCTAAATGAGGCAGCTTCTTGTACTGGACGAAGAGAACTCTTTGTCTTCCAAGGCAAGGCTAAAGCTCTGCGTTGGCCAACAGCTCGATTTACCGCTAATCCAGCTCCTGCCATACCGACGCCGAGACCAATAGCTCCACCAGCAATCGCTCCGCGAATACCAGACTGAGCTCGTAAGTTGAAGCTGTCATAATCGCTAGAGGCAAACCCGTAAGCACCTCCGACGCCTGCCCCGATTAGAGGAGAAGCTCCTCCTCTCAATAGCATTGAGCCGGCGGTACTCCATCCACTTTTAATGGCCCCTGACTTAGTCAGAGCCTTTAATACTGCTGGTAGTAATGGCATGGTCCTATCTTACAATACCTCCGCTACAATTCCATTAGAAGTTCGTCTTAGTACGTTTACGACCAGGTCTCTTTCCTTGTTGCCAAGCATGGTTCTTTCCACCCTTAGAATTTCTTGACAAAGCTTGTTGACCATTTTTTTGACCAATCGCCATTGCCTCTTTTTTTCTTACCTTAGCATAAGAAGATAAAGCATCTTGAAGAGCATCAAGAGTGCCGGTCGAAGGTCTATGAGTAGTCTGAGCTGCTAAGCCAAAGTCAATTAGCATCATCTCATTTCCCTTTATCATGATATTAGCTACACTTGGATCAAAATGTCGAACAACTTGAGTCGTTCCTTCTTCTGAAGAGGCCATCCACATTTGATTAAATTCCTTTTCAAGGAATTCCAAAGCTTTCTCTGTTTCTGCCCCAGGCTTGAGTGGCCTTCCTGCAGATTCCATAAAAAAGCCCTCACCTCCCTTTTCTAACCCAAAAAATTCTGGGACGTTCTTCCCTTTTCGTTCAAGGAAAGCAGCCTTCTGCATAGCCCCCTCATGAGGAGCTCCCAGTCCACCAAACCTCTGCATCGTTTTAACTAAATCTTCACCAAGTTCTTCTTGGGCTCCTAAAAGTTCTCCAAACGGTCCCTTTTTTGCCATCATATCTTCAAGACTCAGCTTATCCATAAGCGTTTGTAAACGATCTTGAAAAATAGGCCCACCAGGTTGAATAATGTCATCAGAAGCAATTTTTTGTACCTTCCCTATATGCTTGTAGATACCTGACTTACCTGTTCCTCCCTCTATTGCTTTAAAAACTTTTCCAAAACCTCCACTTCCTAATTGTTTTCCTACAAACCATTTGGCTCCTTCTGCTTCTACAACTCGAGCAGATTCATCTCCCAAAACCCTAGCTGCAGAAGCAACATTTTCTACAGACATCCCCATCTTGAGGGCACGACGGATCCATGGAGACTCGAATGGGATATCTAGAGTCTTTCGACTAGCCTTAGCGGCAATACCTTCAGAAAGACCTTTGACAGTGTTTTCTGTTTGAAAACCTCGTATTCTCGGAAGCCACTTCTGTTCAATGGAGTTAACTATTTTGCGTGTTCTACGTGCATACTGTCCTATGCCTTCTGCGCTTTCGTAGGCGAAAAACAAAGAACGATCTATCTCTTGGCCTAATTCTTGAGCAGTTGGCTCAACAGGAACTATTTTACTAGATAGTTCTCTTACATCTGCTTTCCAGTTGTTGACATAATAAGTAGCTTCCATTGAAAGCGAAGGACGTTGAGGCGGACGGTGATCAGGTCGCCAAAACAGAGGATTCATTGAGCCACCGGATTCTTTATACTCCCGAAGGGATTTACGATATTCCCAAAGTTTGGAAGCTGCTTTAGATCGCAGAGGCGCAACGTCGTTCAATCGATATTGAACTTGTTCAAGTCCTTTAGCAAACTTCATATTGTTCTGTAGACGAGCGCGAGCAATACTTGCTTTTTGCTCTGCTCGATATAAGGGGTCTTTTGATTCTGCGATGATTCGTTCGATGTTGTCTAGTTCATCAAACCTAAACTTCTTTACTTCTTCAAAATTCCCTGTCTTTGCCGCTATGAACATTTCGTCGATAATAGGATCAACCCCTAGATGTGATCCAAAACTTGGTGAAACAGATTTAGCAACTTGTGCTCTATTCTCTAAAACATGTTTTCCAACAATTTTATTAGCAAGCTGATACTCAGAAATTTCATGGGCAATAAATGATGAACGCAAAGGTTCCTGAATAGACTCAGGATCAATATTTATTTGGAACAGTTTTTTCAAAGACTCTGGATTCTTAATAGCCGACACGCTTGGAACACCTGGTTCAACTGGGACAGTTTTCAAAAATGAAGAAACACGTTTTTCCACCGATGCCTTAGACATCTTCATAAACTGGGCCATCCCACCGAAAAGAACGTCAATTGCCCCACTACCAAAGGCTGTCAGAGCTCGACGCTTCTTCCAGGCAATACCCTCGTGCCGTAATCCTTCTACCTTCAGGTAGTTATCATCGCGGCCGGAGAACTTACTGGAGTTTGGCCCAAACTTCCTTGGTCCGTGGGTCCTCTTCAGAGCTCTACCAATCTGCTTAGCCTTCTTCCTCTCCCATACACTCAGTGGTTGCTGCTTAGCTCCCATCTCAGCAAGGAAGGAACCATAGGCACCCAGGTTAAGGTTGGCCCCGAGCTTATCTAGCCTGGTAAGGGTGTTATGGGTAGTGACCCTTCCAATCTCCCTGCTTGCTATCTTCGCTGCCTGATAGCGGGAGTAGCTCCACATCCCTGTTCCAGAAGCAACGGCCTGACCTTCTGCTTGTTCAGCAGCCCGGCGGGAGACTACATCTGTTCTAGAAGGACCAAAGGGGAGGGCCGAGACAGCACCTTTACGAAGGAGCTCGAGGTTGATATTCATTCCCTCTTCGCCAACAAGTGCGCCCAAGTAGCGGCCATAGGTCTTCTGGTTCTCTGCGACTACGAGGGAGAGTTCATCCTGCTCTTGCAGTATCGACTTCAGTTGCCAAGCGGCAGCCTCGCCGTGAGGTTGATTCTGGAATATGCGGAATGGAGCAAGTGGGTCGTTTGCATGGCCTGCTACCTCAGGGGCATCAATCCCTGCCAGACGAATGACTACCTCCTCCCCCATTCCTACTGTAGACTTGAGCCAAGGTACGACACCCCTACGCCTCAGCATAATGGTATCTGCGTCCTCTACATCGATAGCGAATCTGGAGAGCCGTACAGCCTTCATTCCATCATGGAGGTCATTCATCCCCTCGATGGTCTGTAGATCGACTGAGAAGAGATCTGAAGGCCCTAGGACACCAATTTTCGCCTGGGCAATGGCCGAGCGTTCCTTGATGGTCTGCTGGACCTCGGCACGAGCACTTTCTGAATCCCAGACATCTGCTCGAAACTCGAGAATCCGAGAATCGATCGGGATGCCCATCAAAGAAGCCGGAAGACCTCGGTATCCAGAGCCAAAATCGGTAATAGCAGGACGTCGTTCACCGGCCATACCGGTATGAGGCATCGCCTCGAGTGTATTGTAGTCGTCGTCACTTCCAGAGAAGAGGAGATTTACCCCTAGGACAGCGGCTGCGCCAGCTATCCCTAGTCTGCCCCACCTCGACCTTCCTAGTGCCTTAGCCTCTTCGAGTATCGTTGTACCCGTCTGACCTCGTTCTATAGAAGTGGCAACTCTCGACGAAATTGCCTTTGGAGCAAATTGGGACTGATACTCCAGGTACTCAGAGTAGATATCCCCTATTCCTGCAGCACTAGCTCTCTTGGCAAAGTGTTCTGCAAAGAAAGGGTTATGGACAGTACTGGCTGCTAGCTTGTTGGCTAGGGCTTCCTTGTTCCATCTAGAGATAAAGGATGGCCCGCTCTCGGACACCATTACATGTTCCAACCCTGCGGGATCCAGGAACTCAGGGATGAACCTGGCATACAGTCCAGGGTCTGCTTGGAGGGCTGCCAGGTTAGGGATACCGGCTGGAACTTGTCCCCTATAGAGGGTAGCAAGGACTACGTTTTTCGCGGAACCGCTTAATCGGAAACTGCGATCCCATACTGACTTAGCTGCTTGCTCAGCTGTCTGGCCAAGGTCTTTGTATCCGCGTACTGCTTGAGAGTACTTGAAGGCAGATTCCGCCAGATCCGGGTCAACTAGTTCCCTATAGATGTGAGCGCCGCGAGACAACTCTGCCGCCCACTCTGCAGTGAGGGTTGCCTTTATTGGCTGTCTCCATTTTGTTTCCCAGTATTGTTGTGCGGAGAGTCCTCTCAGTTGAGGACGTTGCTGTACGGATGGGCGTTTCTTGGAAGAATAGTCCTTATGAGTAAAGGGAACGTCTTTTGCAGAAGGTGGCATTAAGCATCATTGTCACCCTCTTCGAACTCTGCGTCAATCACGTCCTGGGGAGAATGAAGGGCAGAGGAGTCAGTGGGCGACTCACTAGAAAAGTTCTGGATGCTTCTAGAGAGGTCATCGAGCTTAGCTCGCATATTGGACATTTTGGAAGAAGGGTCCTGCTCGATCTTCATTCGGAGAGCAGCTTCCTTCTTGTATTTTTCTTGGCGATCACCAACCATGAGTTTGATGATTTTAGATCTGCGCGAGACTAGACGATCTTTCATGTCCATAAATGGAGAGACATCTTTTTGAACTAGAGGAGTTCCGTCGTTAGAGACACCTACGATCTTGTCGGTGACGAGCTCCGCGTTTTCAGAGCGAGCTAGATTCATGTTCAGTCTCATGAGATGAATTTCAATCTCAGCAAGTTCAGAGATATACGCGACTTCGGTAAAATTATTCGGATCAACTTCGTACTCGTCAAAGTAACGAACAATCCATTCCTTCATCAGTTGAACTTCGATTAAGCATTGTTTTCCAAGAGGATGCTTGCTGATCTCAAAGAGAGGACAGCGATCTTTGAAGGGACACTTGGCTCCTCCACAATACATGGGAACCATTGCAGTGGAACCAGTAGAGAGCTTCTGTAAGTGAGTATGGATACGGCGCGCTTCTGCTGGTTCCAACTTGATGTCGTCATAGTTATCAAGATTGTGCCCGAGGAAGCGAAAGAAGTTGCTGCGAGTAAGCTTTCCAGATTCAGTGACAGCAGTGCCACCAAGAGAAACAAGTCCTTTGGGTTCGCGGTTCTCAGAAGTAAAGCGCGATTCCTGGTCGATTTCTTCGCGATCTTTTTTATCCACGTTTACCTTCAATGATGTCAATTGTTTCAGAGAGCTGGCGGACAGAGTCGCGAAGCTTCTCATAGTCTTCGGACAAGAAGAGGTCCATGCTCTTTGTATAGTAGCGGCAGTCGGTTCCAGAGAAAGCAAGAAAGTGAGCAGTACGCTCGACACCAGAGTCCGAAACCTGCTTGTAGAATGTCTCGAGTAATCTACGAAGATCATCGAGCTCGTTTATTAGCATCTGTCCACTAGTCAGGGCCATAAAAGTCCTTTCACCCAGAGAATAGCGGAATTTTCCTCAGAGGTCAAATTGGGTTTATTTCGAGACCCTACCTATGTGTGTAAGGAGGAGTAAAGAGACTCCTTTCCTTGCAAGACCCCGGGTAGCATTCTGAGCTGTTCACATGGTGTGATCAGTCCCGAGTGCCCAACCTTCTAAAGGAGAAGGCAAATGATCGACTCTCTCGTTGCTGTCCTCTTCCTCGTCCTCCTCTTCATCGGCATGCCTGTTGTAGCATGCATCATCATCAGCTGGACTGTTGATGTCAAGCACTGTGACACCACACGCATCAAGCTCTTCCTCTCCTTCATGTACAACAC